TAGAACCCCACTGATATAACTACAATATTGTCGTCAATAAAAACAGCATTTGCTAATGATCTAGGAGGAAACTCTATGAATGCCCTTTTCTTTGCGCGAGAAGAGCGATAAGAGTTTTCCACTAACGAATGAATAGAGATAAATTCATCCGTATTGTTAAATAATATTATCGCATCCCCCTTAGAGAACACGCTACCAGGGAGAGTAACTACCCCTCCCTGATCTATCCTAACGATTTTATTTGCATCCGTTTTGGATAGCGTATAACTCATGGCTTAGGATACTTTGCCTTAACAGCCGCAATCTTAGCCGCCATTTCTACCATAGCGTCAGAACCCTTCCACATTGCATCCAACTGATCCGCCAGTGCAGGATACTCAGCGCGACGACTAGCGTAGTAATCAGGATTATCAGCACGTACTACCTCAGACTTATCAATAGCGACAGTTTCAGTGCCGTTAATGCCTTCAATCTTGCGTGTTTTAGGCGTTAGAGCAGCCCAAGCAGCTTCTTTAGCATCAATCTCAGCCTTAACACGCCCCTCTGATGCGGCAATGTAAGTAGCCAGATCAGCGTCAGGTGGCACAAACGTCGTCCAGTCATACGTCAGACTGTTATGCTCAACCTTAAGAATAGCGATAGCACGATCTTCACCAGTAACGCCAGACTGCAAACCTTCTAAGGAAATCATTTCACTGCCTCCAATCTAAAGTTCTTGCCCGGATGTTGACCCGTTACAGGCAGAATCTTGATGTCTTTAAAACCTACCGCTGTACACAGGTCAGCCAGCGACTTAGGTGTGTAGCCCCACAGGTGCGGAGATAAAGCACCCTTCTCTTGTGTCTCAGGAGTAATACGGTCTACGTGAGCGCCATAGATACACATAGCAGTCATGTGCTGATCTGCACCATCTTGCTCAAGATAGTCCTTACACAAGCCAGCAAGGTCAGGCGTCTCTAAAACAAGCATACCGCCCTCTTTCAACGTGGCAAGCCACTTCTCTAAGACACTAGGAGCGCGATGTTGTGGGATATGCTCAATCAAATGGCTGGCAAATATCTCGTCAGCGCAATGCTCTGGCAAGTCTAGCTTCATGATGTCTTGCTTAATATCTGCGGTATCGCTGTGCATATCAACGCCAAGGTAGCCATCAATACGATCACGCCCACAACCCATATTGAACTTGATTGGCTGGCCTTCTTCTAACAGCTTGGCAATAACAGACTTGTAGCTACCAGTGCCTTCAGGCAGACGATCAGCCCAACGACGGTCAATAAACTCTTTGTCATCCAGCGTCAAAGGACGGGTAGGCTTGATGTTCGTATAGTAGTTCTTCAGGTCTACAGAAGGATGCGCCGTATACAGTCCACTTGCCAAGTCCATGTGCAGACATTGAACATCGGTATTAACTAGCAACTTAGTGCCACGCTTGTGCAGACGATGGACAAAGAAGTTGTCTTCACCAATAAAAGGAATCTCGTCATTGATGTTGTTACCAATACAGGTAAACGGCAGGTCAGGAGCCTCGTCCTTCATTGCTTGCAGGACGGAGATAGGAATCATCATCACATCCATGCCGGTCTGCCAAGCCTCAATCAGTTGACCCGGATCTACATTAGGAATGGTAATCCAATCCTGATTACGTACCATGATCATCGCGTCAGAGCATTTGATGTAGTACACGCCTGTTACTACTGCGTCAGGGTTTGCTTCGGCTGTCTCATGCAGCACCTTGAAGCCATCGTAAGGAAGAACTGTATCCTCACCGATAAACAGCATATATTTAGCACCAGACGACAACGCTTGTTCAATCAAGTAATTACGGGCAACGTCAACCTTCTCGCCACCGATATGCACAAAGCCGTGGGAGAAGCCCATCAGGTCAATGTGCAAGCCGTCATATCCATCAAAATTCTGTGCTGCTGTTTCTTCTAAGTTGCGACGTGGTTGTGCGATTAAGACGTAAGGTGCGATGGTTTTGGATTCATCGTAGATTTCTTGCATCGTTGTTATAATTTTATCGCGGTTGTACACGTATTTCTCCTTGCTGTGGTTAAAATTTATTGAAAAACGGGCTTAAAGCATAACCTACTTTTTGTTGTACGTTTGTGGAGATTTTTTGGCCTATGACTGATTCACTTGGTACAAAATAAATATCGCCATTAGATGTTAATACGCCACCCCAATAAGCAGCATTTACTGTGTGGGATAACGAATAAGTAGAAACAACACCTGCTGCTGATATTTTTTGGCCTCTGTTTGCGGCATAAGGCACAAAATGGATGTCACCATTTGGGGCTAAAACTCCACCTTGATAGGCTTGTATTGCCGTATAAACTAAACTGTAAGTAGATACAACGCCTGTTGCTGATATTTTTTGACCAACCCTTGCGCTAAAAGGAACAAAGTAAATATCCCCATTAGGAGAAATAACCCCGCCTCTATAGGCACTTGTTGTTGTGTAAACTAAGCTATACGTAGATACAACACCGGCAGCAGATACCTTCTGGCCTCTATTGGCATCAACAGGAATAAAATGTATATCCCCGTTAGAAGCTAATACACCACCCCAATAGCCCGCAGCCGTATAAACTAAAGAGTAAGTAGATACGACTCCAGCAGCGGAGACTTTTTGCCCCCTGTCTGCGTTACGTGGGACAAAATAAATATCGCCATTTGGGGCTAATACGCCGCCACTATAACCTCCAGATACTATTAATGAGTAAGTAGAAACTACGCCAGACGCATTTACTTTTTGACCTCTGTTGGCGCTATAAGGGACAAAATGCACATCTCCATTAGAAGCTAAAACACCGCCACCATAAGCACTTACTGCTGTGTAAACTAAACTATACGTAGAAACCACTCCTGTTGCTGATATTTTTTGGCCACGATTTGCAGAATGCGGTACAAAATAAATATCCCCATTAGGCGCTAGTACGCCGCCAGCGTAAGCCTCAATTGCCGTATAAACCAGTGAGTACGTACTAACAATCCCATTAGTGCCATTGTTAGCATACGGCACACCATTCACTACACCTGCATCTAGCTGCTTCTTTAAATTCAGCCACGCTACTAAGTCAGTACCTACTGAGCTATTGTCAGCCGTTGGTACAGTGCCTAGCGTGTTCTCTGATGGAAAGGTAACGAATACAGTTTTAGTGCCAGCAGGGAAGTCTACGAGAGCATTGCTATTAGATGACTCAAGGACAGAGCGCGATAGCGTAGTACCAGACGCAGTGTAAGTACCGATACCTACTTCCCAGTTCGTAGCGTCAGTGATGCAGTAATACGTTTGATTACCGTCACCGATAACCGAAAAGGCTTGAAAGCCTACTTCCGCAGCGCCAAGCGTAAAGGTTCCCGTACCTGTCGTCGTGCTGGTTACTTTTACTCGGTCTTTAACGACATACGCCATAACGAATCCTTAAAACTTATTGAGGTATGAACTGAGGCAGGTATCTAAACCAAATGGTATAGCAGGGCAAGTGGAGATTTTTTGGCCTCTAACCGCGCCACTCTCAGGAACAAAATATATGTCACCATTGGGAGCTAGTACGCCACCTGCATACGCATTAACTGCTGTATAAACTAATGAATAGGTAGATACAACTCCGTCTGTTGATACTTTTTGCCCTCTATTTGCTTGCAATGGAACAAAATGTATGTCGCCGTTTGGCGCTAATACGCCACCTGAATAAGCCGAAGTTGTTGTATAAACTAATGAGTAGGTAGAAACAACTCCAGCAGCAGAAACTTTTTGACCTACTGTTGCACGAAAAGGAACAAAATTAATATCACCGTTAGGCGCTAAAACGCCACCACTGTAAGCATTTGAGGTTGTATAAACTAGGCTATAAGTGCTGACTACTCCGGAAGCGGATATTTTCTGCCCTCTGTTTGCGCTTTTAGGAATAAAGTGTATGTCCCCGTTAGAGGCTAGTACACCGCCTTCATACGCGCCTGCAATTGTATAAACTAGACTATACGTAGACACCACGCCAGCAGCAGATACTTTTTGGCCTCTGTTAGCTGTATTAGGAACAAAATGTATATCCCCGTTAGGGGAAAGAACACCGCCGCCATACGCTCCGCTAACCGTATAAACCAAAGAATATGTAGAAACAATACCGGAAGCATTTAATTTTTGTCCAACTGGTGCGGCACTAGGAACAAAATGTACATCTCCATTAGCTGCAAGCACGCCACCAAAATAAGAAACACTCCCAGTGTAAATTAATGAATAAGTTGAAACAACACCTGTCAGATAATTAATTTTTTGACCTCTAGGAGCGCCTTGTGGAACAAAATGTATATCTCCATTAGGCACTAAAACGCCTCCTCCATAACTACTGCTTGCCGTATAAACCAAGCTATACGTACTAACAATCCCAGCCGTACCATTGTTATTAAACGTCACACCACCGTTAACACTAGCCTGTATATTCTTCTGGAAGTTGTTAAACGCTACCTGATCTGTACCAATAGACGAGTTGTCACCTGTAGGCGCTGTTCCTTGTGTATTGATAGCTGGCTGTGGCACATAAACGTTCTTAGACCCTGCGCCCCAATTAACTAGCGCATTGCTGTTACTTGAGGATAAGACCTGTGTACGGGCTAATGTCGTGCCGCTAGAGGTATACGTACCAATGCCTACTTCCCAATCAGTACCGTTAGTGATCGTGTAGTAAGTAGTGTTACCGTTACCTATGCTAGAGAAGTCCTGATAGCCAGCAGTAGCCGCGCCAAGTGTAAACGTACCTGTGCCTGTAGTGGTGCTGGTTACTAATATGCGATCACGGATAACGAATGTCATAATTAGAATTTATTAAGGAATGAACTCAGACATACGCCGAGGCCTAATGGCTGACCGGGATTCGTGGAGATTTTCTGGCCTACAGCGCCACTACGAGGAATAAAATAAATATCCCCATTGGGCGTTAATACGCCACCATAGGATGCTGATGATGTAGTGTAAACAAGAGAATAGGTAGAAACTACGCCAGCAGCAGATACTTTTTGGCCTCTATTTGCAACTCGTGGCACAAAATGAATATCGCCGTTAGGGGCTAGTACGCCACCAGAATATGCAGCAGAAGCCGTATAAACTAAACTGTACGTAGAAACAACGCCAGCAGCAGATATTTTTTGACCCCTATTAGCAACATAAGGAACAAAATAAATATCACCGTTAGGAGCTAAAACGCCACCTTGATAAGCCTGACTTGCCGTATAAATTAAACTGTATGTAGATACAACCCCTGCTGCTGATATTTTTTGTCCAACTGCTGCCTCCCAAGGGACAAAATGAATATCGCCATTAGGAGCTAAAACGCCACCTGAATAAGCACTTGAGGTGGTGTAAACAAGAGAGTATGTGGATACAACTCCAGCAGAAGATACTTTTTGTCCTCTGTTTGCCCCTTGCGGAATAAAATGTATATCCCCATTTGGAGATAAAACTCCACCATCATATGCGCCAGTAGATGTTGTATAAACCAGCGAGTACGTACTAACTACTCCAGAAACATTTATTTTTTGTCCTCTGTTTGCTCCAGAAGGTACAAAATGAATATCGCCATTAGAGGCTAATACGCCGCCACTATATGCAGAGGCAGCCGTATAAACCAAAGAATAAGTAGAAACTACGCCAGAAGATGATATTTTTTGCCCAACTGTTGCCCCAAGTGGAACAAAATTTACATCTCCGTTAGGTGCTAATACTCCACCTTGATAAGCAGAGGTTACTGTATAAACCAACGAATACGTACTTACAATGCCGTTAGTACTATTATTCCCAAACAGCGTACCGCCTGTTACACCACTCTGTAGCGCAGCTTGAAACGCAGACCAGCCAGATAAGTCAGTACCTATAGACGAGTTATCACAGTTAGGCACACCACCTGCTGTAGCCTGTGATGGATAGCCTACAATCACATCCTTAGTACCAGCAGCAAAGTTGACTAAGGCATCGCCATTGCTAGACTCAAAGACCTGTGTGCGTGAGAGAGTAGTGCCGGAAGCCGTGTACGTCCCAGTTCCGGTTTCCCAGTTAGTTCCGTCAGAGATCACATAGTAAGTCTGCTGACCGTCGCCAATGACAGAGAAACTCTGATAACCAGCCGCTGCGGAGTTGAGCGTAACTGTACCCGTACCAGTTGTCGTGGTCGTGGTCTTAACTCGGTCTTTGAGGACTAATGCCATTGTTTAGCTCACGTTTCCAGTAACTACACAGGTCGTACCTGTAACAAACAGGATGTTAGCCACACCGCGAGTAGCCACATCAATTGTAGCCTTATCCGCGTCAGTTCCAGCGATATAGGCATTCGTGATCGTCATGGTCATCGTGATAGACCCGCTAGTATTGTTGAAGATAATGATGGCATCACCTGTGGCAAAGGTCGCGTCAGGAACTTCAATAGCCCCGCTTGCCCCTACCTCGATGACCTTGCCTACATCTGTTACAGCTAATGTATAGCTTGTGGTCTTTGCCGCGCCTGATTGCGGGATGTTTAAATACCCAAGCGTAACCCCATCGGTTTGGGGAAGCGTCATTGTGTAGTTAGAAGTAATAGCCGCTGGCGCTTTTACGGTAGCAGTATTTACCCCGTTATCCGAATCTTCACCGAGGGCAATGCCGCCAGCGGTTGATGCCGTGCCTGTGACGGTAATTAATTCATTGAATGTTGGGCTTTGTGCTGCGGCGGCAACGGTCTGGTTAGGCCATGTGCCAGTTATAGTGACATTTGCGCCCGCTACCAGCGATGGAGTAGCGGTAGCTGTACCTCCGTTTGCGACTGGAAGAATGCCAGATACGTCCGTGGTTAGCACCACCGGGTTACTAACAATCTTCACAAAGTCAGAACCGTTCCACGCTACTAATGCGCGAGTGCCAGAGGGAATTGTTACGCCTGTCGTCGGACCAGAGCCGCGAACCACAATAGAACCCGTACCTGCATTGATAACTACATAGGCTTTAGATTGCGCAGGGGCGGTAATGTTTCGAGTTGTAGCGCCGTTACTGGCGGTCCATAAAATTATCGCGTTACGCGCTTGATTGTCTGCGCCATTTGTTGTTGTTAACGTGACATCTGCGTCTGCCGAAAGTGTGACCGTACCTGCTACAGCATCATCAAGCAAGTCAGTAATTGCGGTGTTGACCGTCGTGCCCCACGTACCGGACAAATCGCCGGTTGTTGGCAACGCAAGGCCAAGCAGGGGAGTAAAATTTGTTACGGCCATAATTTATCCTTACACAGTCATTTCAACATCTTGCCAATCTGGAGTTTGTTCCGCATCTATTAGGCCCCAATTTGGTGTTTGACTATCATCTATGACAGACCAATAGAATTTATCTACTGTGCCAACTTGTCCTCTAGCCTGTACCCCTGTTATGGCCACCGTGCGGCTAGACCCTACTGATCCTACCGCACCTGTCGCTACAACGCCATCTTCAGTTGGGCTGTTTGTTTCAGTAACATTGCCTACTGCGCCCGAAGCCTCAACCCCGGTCAGCGCAATCTCACGGTCAGCAAGAGCTACAGTGCCTACTTCGCCTGTAGCTACAACGCCTTGCAGCCCGGCTTCAATGCCAAGTATACCAATTGATCCAACTTCACCAAAGCCTTGCGCCCCATTTACCCCAATAGCCTGTTCATTTATTACCGTACCTACCGCACCCGTTGCTTCAACGCCAGTAATGGCTAATGTTATAACTTGCTCATAAATTACCGTACCTACTGCGCCGGTAGCCTCAACACCTGTCAGTGCTAATGAAATCTCCCCGACTGTAACACTACCAACCGTCCCTGTTGCCTCAACACCACTAAGAGCAACTGTACTTATTTCTGTAACCGATCCTACGGCCCCGCTGGCTGTTACCCCCGTAAGGGCAACCTCCACATTTGCGGGCGCAGGTAACGCAGCAAAAGCAGCTTCAGAAAATGCAAATATTCCAAAAGACATAGCTGCTCCAGCGAGTTACCCCGCCAGTCCTATTAGGTTGTAGCCAGACGGATGAGTGCAGTTGTTGTAGCGTTAGCTGGCATCGTCAACGTAAACGTACCCGCAGTAATAGTCTGCGAACCAAACGTATGAACGCTAATTGCTTTATCGCCTTGTGTTGAGTTATACAACAACACCGCATCAAACGCAGTAGCCAAAGTTACTGTCGTGTATGTAATACTTGCCGATGGAGTCCAGTAAGCCACGCCCGCTGTTGCCGATGCGTTAGTAGAGGTTGGCGCAGTTGCATTAGTTACCGTTACACCCCCCGCAGCATAGCCAGCGCCTGACACTTCACCCGTCACCGTGTACACAGTGGAGGCGGCATTCATTGTTGCCGATGCCAAGTATAAAGCAGCTTTAAGCGTGTCTGTAGTTGGTGCAGTCAAACTGGTGCGCGAAACAAGCGTTGCGGTGCCAAGCTGATGCTCACCAACCATAAGCTGTTGCATAAACGAGGTGCACATGCTTTGTGTATTAGCCATTTGAGGCTCCTTTAAAAATTAACCGAAAGATGCGGCTTCAACTTTTAGCCCCACCGTTTTTTTCAATTGAACATGGGCAGAACGATGTACCAGTTCGCCATCTAGCCAATACTCTACCCACGTAGTGTATTCATTATCGTTATCGACATTACCCTCGCGCTTCTCCAGCAAGGATTCGTCCATTTCACCTTTAGTCGTTGTAACCAATGCCATATCTTCCCCTTATACAAGTCTAATGAGTGCAGTCGTGCCAGTGTTAGCTGGCATCGTTACAGTGAAAGTACCGGTCGATGTTACGTTATTCCCAAAGTCCAGAACACAAACAGCCGCGCCAGTAGTAACGTCATAGATCAACGCACCACGCGCCGTAATTGCGCCAGTCCAAGCCGGACTTGAAAAATTTACATAAACAGTGCTGCCACTTGCGCCAAGCGCCGTACTGACCGTTGCAACTACTATTTGGCCACCAGCCACATAATTACCACCAGAGGTTTCACCGTCTGATGTGTAGGCCGTAGTAGTTTGATTTAAGGTGGCCGAGTTTGTGTACAACGCTAAACGAAATGTATCCGTTGCAAATTTCAACGTCCCGTCTATTAAACCGGATCGTAATGTATTGCACGAGAAATTACCTGTGAACGCCATTAGGTCACCGCCTGTCGATATTGACCTGAACGGTACGCATCTTGACGCTCCATACCATCGCCCAGACGTTTAGCCAGACCCAGCGCTTCTTTGTATTTGCCCTCATATACAGAAAGCAAATCAGTCTCACCTTTCATAAACGTGTACGCTTCTACCAAAGTACCGTACAGCAGCACCGTATCAAAGTTATCGCCAAGCCATGAAGACCCAGCAGTGGTAATTGACTCAGGGTAATAGTAGAAGTGTAGCTCTACGGTATACGCAGCGTCTGGTGTTGGCCCAAGAATAAACGTCAATTCGTTAGTAATCGCGCTACCCACAATAGCAGGGCCAAACAGCGCGTAGTATTTAGGTAGCCCCGTATCAGAGGGAGTAGGGTACGCCTCACGAATATAGTTAACGTCTTTGTTCAGCAAGAACTCATACGTTTCAGTAGCCGTGCCGTAGTTCTCAATAACCGCCAGTGAATACACAGCCAGAAAATCATCAGGCGCTTTTAGGTACTTATTACCCGACTGCAAATTACCAATCATATTCTTGCGAATAGACGGGAACTGCACCGAGTTATAAATACGCTGTTCAGCCTGTTGGATAAACCGGTTAATCTGTTCAGCGGTTGTTTCAATAGAACCGTCAGCCAGCGTAAAATCTGGAAAAGTATTTTCCGTGTACGACTGAATAGTGCTGAACAGTTGTGTGTAGTTCATGATTACGCCATTGGCCCACGAGCAATCGTGCCTTTAGTAGCGCAGCCATTGCCACGAGTTTTGATACCTGTTGTCTTAGGCTCTTTGTATGGATCACGGCTAATGTTACCAACGGACATGTTCACATCATTAGCAGTGAAACGATTGCCGCCTTGGTAGCCGCTGTTCTTAATATCCACACCAGCGTTACCGTCCATAGTATGTGGTTTAGCGTAGACTTCGGCACTGCCGACTTCTTTGCCGCCTTGCTTTTGGCTAAATTTGGCCATATCAACCGCCTTTTTTATAGGTGAATGAAGACTTCTTCTGGTTAGCCACTTTGGCCAGACCGCGACCTAGCTGTTTCATTTGAAGATTAGTCTTGCCGCCTTTGGCCAGCTTGGTCATAGGTTGACCCGGATGCAGCTTTTTCTCATGCTTATGCACGGCTCCAGCCATCATCTTCTTGTCTTGTTTCAAATCTGCTTTGTCCATTTTAAGCTCCTTATGTGACGGTAACTGTAACTGTACCAAGTTCTACCGCTAATACCAAATTATTCGGGGTTAAAAGGGTATCAAACCCACTTGCCCCACCAACGGGGGCATACCCCCACTGGAAGATTCGACTACCCGCTTCTGGGTAACCAAACCCATCTGGAGCGGTACTATTGGTTAGCAAAATCTGCAAGCCGCTATTGCCGGATACTTGGTAGCTTACATCTGGGCGCGGCTCTCGCACTGCTTGCGGGTCGTTCACCGGATACATACCTAACTGCAACTGCGGATGATCAGGGTCCCAACACTCGTGGCAAACTTTAACCTTAAACGGACGCGTTTTAACCGTCTGAGTTCGTAACTCTTTGAGCATATACCGCTGCCCACAGCGGTCACACTCTGCAATTGAGTTCTTACCTGATGCAAATCTATTAGGCATAGAACATATTTCTCGGTACAAACCGCAATGGTGACGTATCACGGTCTTCCGCAGCGGCTGAATCCCACTGCTGCTCGTAATCCATTTTCAACGCTGAAATACGTATTGGGTCAACATCCGGTAGCTTCATGCTCAGTTGGTACGCCAGCCCCGCCACCATACAGGGGATAAACCGGAACGGAATATCTTGGACTGTCACACCCGTACCCGCGTCCTGAATACGGCGCAGCCGGTAGTACACAAACATATACTGGTCACCCGGAGCGTTAGGCGTTGGCCAGACGTTAATACAAGGTAAATTCTGTACTGTGATTGCAGCTAAAGTAGAGTGCGCAGCGGCGGTTGTGCCGTTTTGTCCACGAGCGCAGTTAAGTAATTGGTTATTTACAGGGTCAACATTGGGGTAACTAATCGTTTCCGTACCAATCTTAATAAACCCAGACGTGGTTAAGCCAGCAACTGAAGACACCGTGATAGTGACATCGGATGCGCTAATTCCACCAATCAAGGTAACATTGGTCGTATTCTCTTGCCCCGACTGACGGTTGTACCAAACCTGAATTGGTCGCCCCTGCGCCAGCTTATTAGGCAAGCTCATGTAGGTCGGCTCTGCAATACGGCTGATATTAATGTCAATCTGGTTGGTCGTACTGTTGTTCTGACGAATCACAGAGTCCAGAATATCAATCGTATTAACAGGCACGGGGTACATAGCTTGGCCTGTCACCATAGGAATCTGGTTCTGTTCTACAGTCCAGAAGTTCAGCCCACGGTTGGCCCACTCAATCGTCAAGATGTTTAGCGACCTACGCGCAGTGCGAAAGTTATAGCCGGTGCGAAGTTCTTGACCGCAACGCTCGAACGCTTCCTCAATGAGGTCGTTCATGTCCAAATTAAAGACGGTGGTTCCGGTCGTTATTGCCATTATCTAAACCCCGCTGTTTTCTTTGCTATGCCCTTGGGCTGCTTAACAAACTGCTTTCCTGCTGCTTTCCCTGCCCGCTTTGCCTTCGTTGTGGCGGCATACTCTGACGGGGTGAGTGACTTGATAGCCGCTTCTGGCAGGTATCGTTCGCCTGTCTTTGACGACGGCTTGCCGCTCTTTGTCCGCCATTTCTGGTCACCCCATGACTTCAGGCTTTGCTGTGGGGCTTTCAATCTCGGTAACCCCCACCCGCCGCTTTATACTTCTTAGCAACGAGTTGTGCTTTACGGGCTGACCACTGACCTGCGCCAGTGCCGTGGGTTGCTGCGGATTTTACCTGAGACACAATCTTCTTACGAAGACTAGGCTTAGTGTAGTTACCAGCAGCGTTAACTTTACCGCCTTCTTTATACTGCGTAAAGTCGGTGTCGTCCCGGCGGGCCTTCTTCTCCCCACCGGGCATCTTGGAAGGGTTAATGTCACCCATACCGCGAGAGGCCATCATCTCAGCACATCCCGCCATTTTTCATAGTGACCATAGTGCCACGGGTTTTACCTTTTGTAGCAATACCATCAGCGCGTTTAGAGGCAGAACCTACTGAGCCACCATGTTTGCGCGACAGCATTCCCGGGGCAGCAGGGGGATTTACCATTTCAGGGCTGGTTAAAGAACGGTTATATGCTTTTTCCATAGCGCGACGTGCCTTTTCATCTGCTGCATCTTGCACAGCACTCTGAGGTACGGGGGCTGTTACTCCTGCCTCACGCGCTTCTTTGCGGTATTTAGCCGCTTTTTTCTCATCTTCGTTCATGACAACTCCTTAGATTAGCACTTGGCCATTCCGCCTTTTTTCATGACTTTAGAACCAATGCCACCGGGGACACCAGAACCAGCCATCTTAATTTGCTTACCTTTGGTTTTGCCTTTTTCAGCAATACCGTCTTTGCTAGGGGCAGCAGTCTTAACAGCACCCATTTTCGATGCGGCCACGCCACCACCAGCCATTTTGCTAGTGCCTTTTTTCTTCATCATCGCCATGAAGCCGGGGTTCATTTTGGAAGCCATAGTATCACCACCTTTTGAAAATTTGCGGCCCTTGTCCGCTTGGTTAAAGTCTTTGCCTACAGATGTAGGCACACCTACTTTTTTAGCAAACGATGGGTTATGCGCCACCGCAGCCATGAAATTATGTTGCGCTTTACTCTTACTTGGCATTTTTACGTACCAATTTTTGTACGGTGTCGGTTTCCCAAATGCGGAGGCTTAACCAAACTATAGTAAGTAAGCCACCAACTAAAGCAACAATGGGCGGAAACCATGACATAAACCCGCTTATGCCTACAACTACAGCAGCGCCGTCAGTCATTACTTTGATATCGTGATTATCCATCTCAACAATTCCACGCCCGTAGGCTTTTATTAATCCGGGAGTTTGGGTCGTTCGCGGTCTTCGCGGACGTTAACTTTTTCTTCATGCCACTCATCCTCGCGCAGAAAGAGTCTCGCCTTGAGCCGCCCTCCGGTTGTGGCGGCTTTAGATTCATACCTTGGGCCTTCGCAGAGGCGCGACCTTTGGCGTTCAAGCCGCCCTTCTCGGACTTGCCCTCTTTCCTTGTCCATGCTGGGGATGCCATGGTTATCCAACCTGAATTACAGAAAGAATTACACCAGCGGCTGCTGGATGAATTGGCGTTGTAAGACTAGCAGGTAATGTTACAACTTTGGAATTCCCAGCAACATTGTGCCAATTAAATTCAAAGTAACCGCCAGCAGCAAATTGATAGGTGTACTGCACCGCCAAGATTGTTAGACCGTCAATCCCGCCTTTTTTCTCAGGGACGTTAACAGTACTTGCAGAACCAGTTGGCGCAGTTCCATTAATTACAGGCCATAAGGTAAAACTATCGTAGTTGGCTGTAGTGTTGGTCAACTGCAAACTAATGGTAATACTATAAACCCCAGCATTTGTTAGCGTAATTCTGCTTCCTGCTCTAGTAACACCTTGCGTAAAGTCAGTTGTATCAATTCTAAGCAATGTAACGGCGTTTGCCGCTGCTGTTTGATCCGCGCCAAGATCTTGAAATGCCCCGTAACTTTGAAAGGTATCAATTGCGTATTGACCAAACGCTGAAAGTGTTGCTTTTACGTTGCCGCCATCTTGAACAAGGGGGATTAACTCCGTACCTGTTAGTGGTACGGCTGCTGTTGACATTGCCGATATTTTTTCGTTAGCCATTACGAAATCTCCAGAAGAATCTTAAAGCCGGTTTCTTGCAGGACAAAATCCCCGCTTTCAAGCAAGATAAAGTAATCAGTTGGGGTTGTTTGCTCCCCAACAATTACTGTAGCGCCGCCAACAGAATTGCCGTACCCGTCTTGGGCGTTAGCTACTACCCCAAGCGCAGTGCCGGGGTAAACATTAGCAAAGTTAGCAACGTCTGGAAACCCAATTGGCATTATGCTATCCCGGCTTGAATAACCGTAAAAGTAATTGTGCCGTTGTTGTCTATAACATTTAGTCGAACTGCTGTTACAGGAAAGGCATAATTACCATTAGCGTTCGCAATTTGGTTTACTACAGTAGGATGGTTAAACCAAACTGGAGTAACCGTTGAATCTTGCACATTATCAAACGTGTGTTGCACAGTAAAATCTACTGTAGCTTCGGCGCTAATTGTTACCCCAAAGCCTATATTAAATGGCGAAATATAGGTGTCTAACGGGATTGCTATCCCCGCAGCGCCATCAATCGTTAGCTTCTGTTGAATCGGTCTCATCTTGTTGCTCCGGTTCTGGTGCGTCTAGCCTGTTAATGAGCATCTTGTACGCTTGGATTGTGGCCTGAATCAAAAAGGTTTGGGCCTTCTGTGCTTCAGTCTCAAGATCACGAATCTCAGTCTCCAAGAATTCCTTGGTGATCTGCATATTAAGCTGCGCTAGAACACATGATGAAGTAAGGCGTACCGTCTGATGCCACGACTCTCAAAGTCTTAGCAATAGTGGCAGTACTTGTTACAAACAAGGCTGCGGGGATGTTAAACAAGTTAGCCACCGTGCCAGTGCCGCTGTTTGTAAAACGGATGAACGAAGCATTTGTCCAAGTTCCACCAGAAGCAAAGTTAGAGTCAGCTTGAATAGCTGCAATCGTGCCGCCGGGGTTTGTGGACGTACCACCCAGAGTAGCGCGGAGTGCGTTACCAGCGCCAGAAATAGTGCCAGAACCGTTGATGCTCAAGCTAATGTGAGCGCCGTTAACAGTACCGCCAGTAGCTGCGCCAGCGCCTGTGACTTGAGTCAGAGCGCGGTAAGTTTCCCCAGAGCCAGTCGATGTAAAAGCTAAACGCTGATAAGACAGGCGTGTATCGCCAGTAGCAGCCGAAGTCGTAACATACGATTCAGACACATTAGTAGCGGTAGTCTCAACGATAGGGGAAGAAGCTGTTCCGGTAATAAAGCCATTATTAGATATGACTGGGCCGGAGAATGTGGTATTTGCCATGATATAGGTTCCTTACATGCAAGTGAGGGCGTATCTGTCTGCATGTCGTCAGCCGGGACTGTCAGATACACCGGATAACCCCGGTATTTATAGCTTTATACCATAAAATAAAACAAGAAAGGGGGTTTTTAGGCCCCCTTTTTTACATCAATTACGCACCAATCGAACCGAACATGCCGAGAGGGTCAGACCAGCCGAAGCTGTAACGCTCACGGGACTTGTAACGGACGTTGCCGGTATCAAAGTCACCATCCATCGACTGCGACAGCGGGGTACGCACGAAATGCTTCATGCCGTTTGGAACATCAGTGGTCAGGAACCATGCGTTCGTATCGGTCAGGAAGTGATTAATGGTATATCCACCGGGGATAGAACCATTGTTCTTCAGTGCGTTGATGTCGTTGTCAGCAGTAGCCACGCGCAGTTCAGTTTCCAGCAAACGAGTTGCCGTAAATTGCAGTGCAGGTGGGACAACCAGCTTGTTAGGCTTGGCAGCGATCAGCAGGCCACGCTCATCCGTCCACAGCGAGATTTGAATAACAGCATTCTCAAGAGAAGTCTCATTCAAGTCAGCAGGGGTCGATGGGATGTTGCTGTTGGTGCCGCCAGACACTAGCGGGTGCGACGCTGAGAACAGCGCAACACCGTCACCACCAGCGTAAGCGTTGCTGAAACCGTTGTTTAGAACGGCGGCAGCTTTAACTTGCTTGGTGTAAGCCATAGCACGAGCCAGAGCTTTGGTATAACGAGCCGACAGGCTGTCATACAGGTTATCCTCGATGGCCTCTTCGGTCAGCGAGAAACCCAGAGCAATGGTTTCGTGGTTGTATCGAGCAGTCCATGCTTCCTGTGCATTGTCATAAGCGATGGCAGAACCCTCGTTTTTGACTGGCGCAGCGGAGAAGCCAGACAGCTTGGTCTCTTCTTCGAACGAACGCTCAGAGGTTTCGGTCTCATAAATCTCTTTATGTTCCTCACCATACTTGGCGTACTCCAGACCAAACAGGGCGTTCAGGCCGGGAAGAAGTTCTTTAAGTAGTTGTGCGCGTGAAATAGCCATGATTTAGCTCCTTAGACCGCAGTGGCAGTGTAATAGGAATGGGTGCCAAAGTTGAGTTTGACAAGCATTTCTGGAAACTGAGTGAAAAGAATAGTGGACGCGCTAGGGATAGCGGTCACACTGCCGGGAACTGCAATCGTAGAATTGATGGTCACTGACGTTGCACCAGCAGCCGCAGCCGCAGATACATACGAACCAGTTTGAACTAATTGACCATTAGCAGCTATGTAAGCCACATCAGTACCAACCACTAATGCGTTAGGCAAAGCCGAGCAAGTAATAGTAGTAGAAGAAGATGAGCCAGTCACGCTAGTTTGAATGGCAGTTTCGCCAACCAAACCAACCACACGCAATGCCAAATCTGCGCTAGTGGTAGATGAGGAATAGAGGGCAGCAACAGCAGAATTACCTGTGTTGACGTTACCTGCATTCTGAATCAAACCAAAGTTTTGACCCAACATGGCATTAGCAGCGGAGGCAATGACCGTTGTAGCGGAGCACATAACCACTTTGAACACTGTGTCAGGATCATCACAAACAATAGCTTGGCAATCACCAGCAGCAGTACCGGCGGGCCAGTATTGTGCAAATTGCTTTTGCTTGGTCGTGGGGTTAGTGTAAGAACAACCCAAGAAAACACCAACAATACCGGTGCCGGTAGAGTCAGTAGTATCTGCGTTATCTACAATAGAACCACGAATAATGTTTACGATATCACCGTAAAAGATGTTCGTTGCGTAACCATACTGGATCGGATAATTGCGGGTAGAACCAGCAAATACCTGACCGCCAATCAGATTGATCGGCTTTAGGCCGTAGGGGGCCGAGACGACGGGATAAGCCATTTAAGACTCCTTAAAATTTAAGTTCCTTTACCAAAGCTCGACGAGGATTTTTTCTCTGTAAAGAGAGGCATCCGCGCATCACTTTGACGCATGAAGCTATTGTCTACAGCATCTGTCTGGGATTGCGTAATATTAGCAAAATGGTCATTTCGCTGTTGTACGAACTCAGTAGGTGTCTTGCAAAGCAACAGCCCACCAACCTCAATGCTGTCTTTAAAACGGCTATTGGGATCGGCTAACAGTCGGAATTTTGGTTGTTCTTCAACGGATACGGGTTCCCAGCCTTCTCGGAGTTTGGCCGAAAGGTTACGTGGGTCAGCGTTGTTCATTGTCGAAACACGAACCCAGCGGTAGCTGAAGCCCGGCTGCTTGTCTGGCTCGGGCAACAATTCAGGTTGCATCCACTGCTTGGGACGCTCTTGTACCGCGCGTGTTGTTAACTCGCGTGTGAGTTTATTATCTTTAATATCAGCCATTACGGGCCTCCAGTTCAAGTTGTGCCTTCACATATTGTTCAGGCGTTAAACCCAGCTTCCGAGCTAGGTTTACTTGGCTTTGCTTTAGCTTGACCTTAGTGGGGGCCGTGCTACGAACTGCCGATGCGACAACGGTGCCGGGTCTTGTTCGGCCACTCTGCTGTCTTTGTTCTTCTTGGCCCTCGAAATTTTCGGGGAACCGTCTGCGCATTGTTTTGTCCAATTCGCGGTAATAGTCTTCAGAACCAACCTCAACCCCATTTTCCTTGAGTTCTTCGTGTAGACCAAGGGCAAAGGCCGTCATGCCCCGATTCTGACCAAACCAGCCATTTCGCTTTTGCCACGTTACGGCTTTATCGTCAGGTTCAGGTACATACGGTGCAGGTTGGTACTGCACAGATTGAGTTTGTACAGGAACTTGTTCCTCTTGTAAAGAGGGCATTCTAAAGTTTCTTACCTGTATGGCTTTTAAGTTAGCCATTTGCAAGGCTTGGTTGGCCTCCATCATCTTGTCGGAATCACCTGCTTCGTAGGCTTCCTTATACGCCCGTTGAGCAATTTTTAGTTCCATATCAGAATTACTCTGAATGGTCGTGACGTATTCTTTCTCACCATTAGTAAGAATGTCTTTTATGCGCTTATTCTCTTCCAGCAATCTGTGGGCTAAACCAACAGCTTCTTGCTGTTCGCGCAAGGCGGACTCTTTTTCACGACGTTCGTCGTGCCAAACCTTACGCATTTGTTTAAGTTTGGTCTTTACATTGTCGTCATATTGATCAAGCTCATCCTTCTCCAACTCCTCAACCAGAGGTTTGGGCAAAGGCTGACGGCCACGATCTTCTGGTGGTGCGTCGTCTTCAATCTCAATTTCAATTTCAGTAGCTTCCTGTGTAACTTCATCAGGAAATTTAAATTCTGTGTCGTCGTCCAAAGGCATTTTGTGCTCCTTTATTTACGTTTAATACCACGGGGATCGTCAACAACGGCCTCAACGGTGTCGTCATTGATAATGCGGAACTCTCGGCCATGAATAACCAATCGGGAACCAGTATGCGGGCGGACAAGAACAAAATCACCTTGCTTACACCAAGCGCCATTGGGGAACCGCTTTTCATCTTTATAGCAATCAGGGCCAAGGTCTACCACGAACAAGACCGTTGTGAGGGTCTCTTCGTTTCGCATGGTTTCGTCGGACTTGAGTAACCCAATCTCGCTGTCTTCAAATTCTTTTTCTGCTTCTGGGATGGCGCAGAGAATTCGATAACCCGATGGGCGGGGGAGTTGTTTTCCCTTTTCCTCTGCGGTTGCGGCAAAGTCATAGGAACCAACAACTTGTGGGTTGTTAGCGTCTGTAGCTAACAGGATGGAACTATTCATCCGAGTTCTCCAATCTTTGTTTGAGGTCTAATACGTATCCCCGCATGATGAGTAGACCCCTAACCTCGCCACACAGTTTTTTGTATTCCTCAAAAGACTCGGCCTTCCCTTCGGCCAAATAGTCTTTGAGTTGTATAATTTTCTCGTCCGCTTGTTGGACAAGGATGCCAAATGCGTCCATTACTCGCCTTTCTTAGGTGCTCTTGCTTGCTGTTGACGGGTTTGAATCCGCTCCTGCATTGCTCGTAATTGCTCTTCGTGACTCTTATTAGAGAGATGTTTGAGCACATCTACTCCCATAGTTGCCATGCTGCTTTGCCGGGTTTCCTGCATTTGTGCGGCTACCTTCATTGCGTCCATCTTGATGCGTTTGTCATCAGTGGAAACTTGGGAGGCAATTCTTTGCCGCTCGATCTCTTGCTGTGCCTGTTTGAGGGCAACGTCAGCCTTATCTTTCTCAACCTTGCGCTGGTTGTCTTGCGCTTTAAGCTGCAACTCTTGCATCTGCATCTGCACAATCGGGTCTTGTGCTTGCTGCTGTTGTTGCGCTTGCTGTGCTTCTTGCGTATTTTTCTGGAGCAACTGCTTGGCGGCTTGCGCCAGCATCGGAGCCAGACGTGTTTCTACTTCAGGTGACATGTGTACTTCTTCGCCAGACTCATCCTTCTGAGGTGGCAACGTCATACCAAGTTGTTCTTCAATCTGCTTGCGGTACTCAAAGCCCAAGTGCTCATTAATATGGGCCATCATTGCGGACTGTAGAGCCGGTGCCATCGGGTTGTTTTGCAACAGCGCCATGATCTTAGGGTCCTGCATAGCAGCCATGTGCACAACAATATGTGCCTGATGATCTTGCGTTAGGAACGCTTTAACCGGTTTGCCTGACAACACGTTCTGGTTCTCGCTTACCGGGTCGGTTGGCTTCTGGTCTTCATCCATCGGCACAAGTTTCTGCGCTTCTCTGATACCCAGCACCTCAAGCATCTGCCGGTGGAGTAAAGGTAAGTTATAGAGTTGCGGAGCACCTTGAGCCAACTGCAATACAGCTTGGTACTGCACAATCTTTTGCGCCATTGTGCTGGCGTTAGGGTCACTAACCGGGATGACATCCACGTCGTCGTAGTCAGACTTCTTAGCCTTCCGGCTACCCTGCGTTGGCTGGTAGTCATAGTCCTCCGGTGTGTACTCAGCGATGATGTTCTTGAGGAGACCCAACTCCTGCTTCATCGAGTAATGTACCCGCGCCTGAATCGCACTCATGTTCTTGAGTGTGCGCTCCAGAATAGCCAGCGTAGTCCCCACAGGCGCTTGCGCACTCATATCACTCAAGGTCAAGTCAGCCGTGTTAGCAAATCTGCGACCTTCTTCAATGATCTTATCCATCAGCCCAGCAAGAACTTGCGACGGCTCTTTATAAGGCAACGGCATTAAGTTGTCGCGCAACACACCGCTGGCCACGTCCGCATCACGCCATTCACCCGGCGCAATCGGTGTATCGTCGCCCTTGATCCGCATGCCTCGGGTCTTAAAGCCGCCGGGCAAATTAGATAGCGTACCAGCGTCAACCAACTGACGAATCAGTGAAGTGCCTGACTTAGCGAAAGCCCCAATGAGGTGGATCAGGCCAAAGCAATAGAAGCCAAAGCCCGGTACATATCCGTAGTGAACAAAGTGTTGGCGCTTTGCGTAGGTCTCATCATCAGGTTCCCAATTGCGACGGATCGCTAATACTTCACCTGACCCCTTCTCAATCGTCACAACGTAAGGCAGCGCAATCCCAGTCTTTTCTTTTTTCTTATCCTTGTGCTCATAGCCTTCCAAATCAAGGTCTACGTTCATCTCCAACAGTTTGAACCTATTGTCGGCTGTTGCGCGGAAACCCATCTTCTCCGCAATCTTCTTCTCAACCTCATCCAGCACGTTCTCTGGTGTGCCCAGATCAACGTCCGCGTAGAACCCAGCTACCTGCAACTTGCGTAGCTCGTTCTCAGTCTTGCGCATCACATGCGTTACACGCGGGGAGGAATCTAAATTAGACGCGCCATACGGCACAACAATATCTTCCGCAGGGACGAACAATGACACCTGACGATCAAGGCCCGGGTCAAAGTACACCTTCTTAAACGCATTGCCAGCCAGACCCAAGCCCCAGAGCATGCGCTCATGTTCTGGACGAAACTCTTTCATCACGTCCGTCAACTGATAGTTCATATCGTCCGCAACGCGGGTCGCAGCGGCTTTCTTATCCGGCGTCTCTTTACCAATAATCTGTGTCTTAACTGGGCCAGCGGCGGGGAACGTTGCCATCATCGTCTCAGACTGAAACTTCACCAGCGCCTCAGACAGCATCGGGTGGTACACACCACACGCACCTTCCCACGGCTCCGTGCGATCTTCAATCTTCATACCCAGCAGTTCCAAGCCATCAACGTAAGTCTGCATCCAATCCTTGCGGCTGGCTACGTCCTCGTCGTAATCGCTAATCAATTCACTGGCAAGATTCTGCAACGCCTCTTCGCTAATATATTCTGCAAGGTTAGCGTTGAAGTCATCTTCTGACTCTGCGTCCGGCTCAATCTCAATCTCCAAATCGCCCATACCAATCCGAACCGATTCAGGGTCTTCGATCTCAATCTCAATTTCAGGTGTGCCAGCGTCCATTGCCTCAAGCTCGTCCAAGCCTTGCGGGGCGGCGTACAGTGACTTTTCAATAGCCATGTTTCATCCTTAGTAGTACGGCTCTTTCCTACGAAACTGCCGTGGTTCATCTTCTTCGTCAGACGCCAACTGAATAAACCCACCACGCCTATAGCGCAGCAATGCTTGTGTCATGGAGTCCACTAGGTCATCATGCTCCCCCGATGGGAACGACGCAACTTCTTCAATTAACTCTTCTGCCCAGTGCGTATTAGGCACCCAAACGTGTCCTGACGCAAATATATCAGCCACCGCGTTTAACCGCGCTATCTTGTCGTTGCCTTTACTAGGCGTAAACTCCTGCACCGGGATGCCCATCTGCCGCAACTCAAATATCAGCGGTGACCCTGCTGCCTTGGCCTCTACAATAAGTGAGTCAACGTCCCACTCATTAAACTCTTCATAGGCTCTGGCCTTTAGCTCTGGGAACTCCATGCGCTTCTTAAACGCATTCAACAGAATAATATTAGCCCGCGACCTGCCCAGCGCATCGTCCTGATAAAACACACCCCACGTTGTACACGCAGAATAGTCGGCCCGTTCTGTCTTTAAGAACGCCGTGTCCCAAGACTGAATAATAAACTCGCAGCTAGGCGGACGCTCACTATCCCATATCTTCCACCATTCGCGCTTCACAATCGCTGACACGTCCGATGTCGGCTGCTGCATGTACTGCGCTTGCCATTTAGCGTTCGGAAGTTCCTCTTTTAGGGCAGAAAGCTCTTCTAATGACCAAAATTCAGGCCATAGTGGCTTGCCAGAGGGCAAAATCGCTGGAAACTCGATCACTTCCCACTCTTCACCCGACCTTTGAGCCGCCGCTTTGATTACTTGACCCGTTAAATCGCGTTTAGACCAGCGGGTCATCACCATTACGATAGAACCCCCCGGCTGGAGACGCTGACGAGGGCCAGATGTGTACCACTCATACGTCTTATCGTAGACTTCCGGGTTAGTCTGGGCCATAGCGGCCTCTTGTTCTGAGTGCGGGTCATCTATTATTAGTATGTCGGCACCTTTACCGGTTACCGCACCGCCAATACCGATAGCGAAGTACTCGCCGCCGAAGTTTGTGTTCCACCGACCTGCTGCTTTTGAGTCAGATTGCAGGTCTAGTGCCGGGAATATCCGCTTATAGTTAGCAGAATCCACTAAATTTCGCACTTTTCGACCGAAACCTACCGCTAATTCGGCTGTATGGGACGTTTGAATGACTTTTTTGCCCGGAAATTTACCAAAAAACCATGCTGGAAGCAGATATGAAGCGAATTCTGATTTGGTATGACGGGGCGGCATGTTGATAATGAGCCGTTTACACTCCCCGTTAGCCACCCGCTCAAACGCCCTAGCCATCTTGGCGTGATGCCGACCATGAATGAAGTTAGGCCACATCTCCTGCACAAACACCATGAAGTCATCTGACGCTTTACTCCGTAACTTACGGGTATTTAACTCATCCAGAATCTCGGTGACGGTTTCCTGCTCGTCCTTAGGCAGTCTACTAATTAACAACGCTTGTTTATCAACAGGCAAAGTTTGAATCTGATCTAATACCGCAGCTAATGCGCTATTACTCATCGTCAAAGTCTTCCACTTCAGCCGTTATCTCTAGTTCTTTCCCGGTAAACCCAAGCTCCTCATCCAGATCAATCACCTGCACCGCAGGGGCATTGTTCAAATAGCGTTCTTCTGGAACGGTTATGGCCGTAGCTTCTACATCAATGATGTCGTGCATATAAGCATGGAGCTTATTAGCCAGTTCGGACTGCAACTCTTCAGTTGTTCGATGTGTAACATTAATCTCTACCCGTTCGGCAAAGGCACCCACGTCACTCATCTTGCCCAGCATCTCCAACGCCTTTAACTGGGTGGATTCTTTATTAGAGTCAGTAAGTGCCATCAGCCGCATCTTCACGTAGTTCCGAACTTGGGCGGCATTTCGTACCACCTCAACATCGTACTCGTCGAGCATTGCCTTCAACATTAAGGCAGTAGCCGAACTTTTGATCTCTATATCTGCGTGAGGGGCTTCTAGGAATTGAGCACGGGCTTCTTTCTTTTCCCGCATCGTAGGCGCAGGAACTTCCATCCCCATAGCGGCCAAAAACTCTACCGTATTAAAAGCAGCTTTCGCTTTTTCATGCAGAGATTGGGCTTCTTGCGGGGTTAGCGAAGAAGGAATAGGTACGTCTAACTCTGGCGTAACAAGTATTTGCATATGTTTGGTAGCGTTTTGTGGCTCCAGTTGTGTGCGAAGTGTACACGTTTTGTAAAAAATAATATAGGGGTGGGGGTATTTCGTGTGGAAAGATGATGGGGGGTGTTTGCTATACGGAAATAAATGCAGAGTCGCGTAAATTTGCACGGGGTAGGGGGTGTTTTACAAAGTCTATAGGCTTTTAATTTAACGCTCTACAAGATGTTGTAGGAAGTTACTCGGACGGTTCCGGAACCCCGGCCATGAAAGTAACCGGGGTTAGATTGGCGGCTGTAATCTTTTGAGTAAAACACAGTGCATAGCACTACGCCAACAAGCCGCCCCGATCTAGGGGGTGGGGGGTCGCCACTGCCCTGCTTCATATGATATGAAGGGTAGGCATGTAAAGTTAGCGCTATCTCGTGCGTTACCCTATAAGATGTGTCATAATGTAGTCACTGGATTAGATAAGCGCACTGACTCAGTACCTTCCTATAACATGCGCTGATGAAAGTAACTCATGACACAAGCAAATAATTCTGTATCGTTCTCCGCCATCGCTGCAAACTGTGGCGCTCAATTGATCGAGGCCAAAGGGTTCGAAGCCAAACGCCTTGCATGCCTTGACGGTGTTAACAAAGGCGTGACGCAATTACATGCTGCGAAGGTTATCGTCGGACACAATAAGAAATGTGCAGTAGCTACTGCGTTCTACGATGCGTTGATAGCAGGCGGTTTAGGTAAAGGCACGGCAGCAAATTACCTGACAACCTTTCGTGATGCGGTGAAAACCGGTAAGCCGGTAGTCGAATGGAACCCTGCTCAATCAAAGAAAAGCAAGGCGAAAGGCGAAGCAAAAGCAAAAGGTACTAAGGCATTCGTTGATCTGCTCCGCCCTGCTTTCAATCATGATGAAGGCGGTTCCTTTGAAGACCTTTGCACGGTGATTCAAGCAGCGTTTGAAAACGCACAGCACGAAAGTTTGTATGATGGTTTCAAAGATTTCTTTGCAGCGCACGGTGATGAGATCGCTGAGTAATCTGGCACTAGGAACCCCGCTCCGGCGGGGTTTTTTTTCGTCCGCGTTTTTGTAAACCATCTTATACCATGTTGCCGACATTCAAAACCACGCATAACCACATCTACTATGTTCACACTTTTCCACGTGGAAAAGTTTTGATAACTGTTCCCTCGACGCTGGCCGCAATCAGCGAAAATAAATCATCCTACAAACAAGTTGTCACGTGATTTGAGGTGTAATCACACCAAAAGAAGTTGCCACAAGAAATCACACTACAACTTGTTTGTAGCTTAAAATCTAAGTTGCTTCATATCATATGAAGCTGTACGGAATTATACTGATAACTGTTCCCTCGACGCTGGCCGCACTGACGCATATCTAATTGCCTTGCGTTTAAACGCACTGGCTCATGTGGACAAAAACATGGCTCAGAGAAAAGTCAACGCGTTATAAGGCAATACTGTCTTTGATTTTATTCAATTATTCCAGAAAATTCTGTAGGCACAGAATATTATAAAACCCAGCAACCATGCGGGTTTCCAGACGGTTTTATCCCTATTATTCTATTATTCTTTAAAATATATATATGAAGTCTAAATTTTAAAAAACTTAGTTTTACCTAAATTTCTTTGCTTTTCTTCGCACTCGCTCTTCTCTTTTGCTCTTTGCCGTATTCTCTCGCTCATTCTCAAAATCACAGAATAAAAGAATATTACCCCAAAAAGCACCTCTAACACGTTGATTACAAAGGCTTTTGTTTTATTCTCCTCTCCCAGAATAAAACGCTCTTTATGAATAAAATGTTTTAGACACTTCCTTATACCACGTTGTCACAACTTGACATATGAAGCTGCCTATGCTAAAGTAGAGGCTCAACACGTGAAAACATGTTGTAGAGAGTAATCCGAGTAAATAACAGCTTCATATGATATGAAGCACAACCGAAAGGCGTCATCATGAGTAAAGCAAAGATCAGCAACCGCGACGCACGGCAGTACGTGCAGGACTGCAAAGAATTCAAGGCCAACAATCTGTGGGCTGAGTGGGTCGAAAGCATGGGCATACCGAATGCCCGTTATGTGGTCTATTCATACGACCGGCACTGGCCGCTCTTTGTCTACGATGTGATGACCGAGATGTGGTTTGAGAATGCCAGTAAGTACGGCATGACAACTAGCAAGCACCACGGCCAAGCGCATCCGCATGTGTGTACTGGGACGACACGGCTACATGTCGAGGACATGATCAAGGTTGCGTCGGACGGCGCGGTCGGCCTCATCACACCTATTAACTAAAAGGACAACATCATGAAGCAAGTTTGGATTGTGTGGGGTGAAGATTCCAAGGGCAGATTCATTGCCGGTATCTATGACGATAAGGTCAAAGCCGAAGCAGACCTGCGAATGGCACAGGAACAACCCGATGCCGATGTGCATTACCACATTCAAGAAAAGGAGATCACAAAATGACTAAGGAAGAAGCGATTGTGGAGTTGAATTTGATACGGCAAAGCCGTGATACCGAAGTCGCACACATAGAAGCAGACGATGTGCTGTGCCAACTATTAATGAGTCTTGGGTACGAGGATGTGGTAACTGCTTACCACGACATCGGCAAATGGTACGCATAAGGACAACACCATGAAGCAAGCAGAAGACAACCTGACCGCCGACATGTTCGAGGAAATCAAGATGCAATACAAAACGTTATTGGAAGCCCAAATGGGCGAGTACCCCGACAGCGTGGTGCTGTCCGACCAACAAATGTTCGACGCACTGAATACAGAAAATGCGATGGCGACAATGTGGGCGCGTAATGCGTTCATCTACCGATCAGAAAACCCGCAAGGTTTTTTCTACGCATGCGGCAAACAGCTTGACGGCACGCATCGTTATGTTGGGTTCCGGTACGGCACCGAGGGGCACGAGTACGTGTCGGCGTTTGTTGGTATGAATTACAAAGGGGAAACCAAATGAACAGAGACTTACTTACCAACATCTTTATAGGTGTGGTTTACGTGGCTATACTTTCAGTGTTGTATCTCGACCTTATGGTATGGCGACCCAATTAAGAAGCCACAACTTGACCCCTACGTGTCAACGTGTTATAATGTAGTTGTAGTAAATATTAAGTAGTAACCACAACCCGCTTCATATGATATGAAGCTCACCGAAAGGAAACATCATGACCTACGCAATTGATATGGACAACTTCAGCGTGTCCAAGCTCTCAAGCTCTGCACTGATCGTCAACCTATCTCTCAGCGTGTGGACGGGACGCAAGCTCGACAAGCGTGTGTCTGAGGAAGTAGATCAGCAGAACAGCACCAAGACCCGTGCCGGTAACTACCACAAGAACCTGCTTGCAGGATCGGGCAAGCTGACCGAGATCACTAAGGTGGCGAACGCTATCCGTTCGTGGCTGTATGGTGTGACGCAACCATGGGGCGACAACGGCGACCGCATCCTGAATATGGCCTACTTCCTTGAGTTCAAGGATCGGCTGACCGACTACGAGCAGCAGTTTGGTCTGTCTGTAAACAGCTTCCTCAATGACTACGACACACTGGTCGCTGCCGCTGCGTTCCAACTGGGCGACTTGTTCAACCGTGAGGACTACCCGATGCGGGAGGCCATCGAGTCTAAGTTTGCGATGCGCTATAGCATGACCCCACTGCCTCAGTCGGGCGACTTCCGCGTTGACATCGGCGAGGACGGGCTGCGTGAGTTGCAGTCTCAGTACGAGGGTGTGCTCAAGGCACGTGTCGAGGGTGCGATGACTGAAGCATGGGAGCGGCTGCACGACTGCCTGACCCGCATGTCAGAACGTCTTGAGGATAGTGACGACGGCAAGCGCAAGATATTCCGTGACTCTCTTGTCGAGAACGCCATCGAGATATGCGGGTTGCTCAAGTCGTTCAACATCACTGGCGATGTGCGTATGGATGAGATGCGCAAGCAGCTAGAGGACACGATGCGTGGCGTGGACGCTGACGCACTACGTGACAGCGACTCACTGCGTGAGCAGACAAAGCGTAAAGTAGATGCTATACTTAATAAGTTCAACTAACCTAACCACAACCCGCTTCATATGATATGAAGCTAACCGAAAGGAAACATCATGTACAACTCAATCACTCTCAAGCAATGTGCTGACCTGATCGCTGCCGTGGGCGACAAGCAAACCGTCCTAGTGCAGGGCGAGATGGGCATCGGCAAGTCTGCGATTCTCAAGATGCTCAAGGACTCTATTGCCTACCCGCAGTTCAAGGATGCGTTCTTCTGCTACGTGGACATCACCACAAAAGATGTTGGTGACTTTGTTGTGCCCAAGATCAAGGACATCGACGGCAACGAGGTGTGCTCGTTCATACCCAACGAAGAGTTCGGGTTTCACTTCAAAGGCCGCAAGGTTGTGATGATGTTGGACGAGGTGGGTAAAGGACGAGGTGGTGTGATGAACGCATGCTTGCGTCTGATGAATGAACGGGCACTGGGTGTGTATGAGTTGACCGAGGGTAGTGCCGTGTTCGGTACAACTAACTTGTCGGTCGAGGGACTGGGTGACAACGTGCCGCCACATGCTCTCAATAGGTTGACTCGTGTGAAGGTCTGTAAGACTAATGCGGCCACATGGATCGAGGACTATGCGATACCCAAGGGCATCAACCCTGTGATCATCGGCACCGTGGCTGAGTACCCTGAGATGTTCGCGTCCTTCGAGGACTACGAGAAGCCCGAGCAGAATACATACATCAATGACCCGCGTACTGTGCGTGGTGCTGTGGTGACACATCGTTCGATGGAACGTGCGGCGTATGTATATGAGCGTACCCGCATCTTGGGTGATGACGTTATGTGTCACGCACTGGCAGGCACTGTCGGTGAAAAGGCAATGCACAACATCTTGACGATGGATAAGATGGACAACCAACTCACACCATGGGACGACTTGATCAAGTCTCCCGAGACTGCGATTGTCCCAACATCAGCGGCGGCATCATGTATGTTGGTATCCAAGGCCGTGCACCGCATCGACAACAGCAACATCGTTGCATGGATGAAGTTCTTGAACCGCATCCCCAAGGAAGCGCAAGGTCTGTTCGCTCGTAGTGTCATGTCAGACAAGTGCCCTAAGCGTGACGTGGCTGCACGTAATACCGAGTTCGCACTGTGGGCGGCGGCTAACAACTTCCTGTTCGCTAAGAAGTAACTTCATATCATATGAACCATTGGAGAGAGCTATGTCATTCTTAACACAACTCAACGTATTGACACCAACACAACGCATCCAACGCTCACACGTGGAGCTTATGGGTCACTCTGAGACTATGGAGTATGCGTCTGTCATCATGGTCGGTAAGTACGAAGTGCGTGACGATGTACCCACTGCATGCACTAACGGCATCGACTGTAAGTACGGCACCAAGTTCATCAAGGACATGGCTGACTCTGACTTGCGTGGTCTCATCATGCACGAGAATCTGCACAAGACGTTTCAGCATATGTTCCTGTGGCAACACTTGTACAACGAGGATGGCCGCACTGCTAACATGGCATGCGACTACGTGATCAACCTGATCATTGCCGACATCTCGCGCCGTAGTGGTGGGTTCGTCACACTGCCCAAGGGTGGGTTGCTAGACGAGCGGTTCCGCAACATGGACTCGCAGACTGTGTACAACATCTTGCGGGAAGAGAATGACGGGCATTCCCCGGGGAATGGTGAAGATGGCTTTGACGATCATGATTGGGAGTCCGGCAAGGGCATGTCTCAGGAAGAGATCGAGCAGGTTGGCAAGGAGATCAACCAAGCTATCCGTCAGGGTCAACTCATGGCGGGTAAGTTAGGTGGCAATCAGTCACGTGCACTGGGTTCGCTCCTTGAGCCAAAGGTCAACTGGCGTGAACAGTTACGTGAGTTCGTTTCATCCACTGCTGTAGGCAAGGACATCTCCACGTGGCAACGTGTTAACCGTAGATGGTTGCAGCATGATATGTACATGCCCTCGACTATCACTGAGAATGTTGGCCGCATCGTGGTCGCTCCCGATATGTCAGGGTCTACAGAACCATACGTGTCTAAGTTCTTGTCCGAGGTACAGGGTATCTGTGTCAACACCAAGCCTGAGAAGGTAGACCTGCTGTACTGGGACACCGAGGTGGCAGCACATGAGATGTACACACAGGAACAACTTGATAAGCTAACGTCATCCACTAAACCCAAGGGTGGTGGTGGCACTGATGTGACGTGCGTGTCCAAGTATCTCAAGGACAATCAGATCAAGCCCGAGTGCATCATCATCATGACTGACGGTTACCTCAATGGTGATTGGGGTACATGGACTGCCCCTGTGCTGTGGGTCATCGTAGGTGGTAACAAGGTTGTGCCGCCAATGGGCACGGCCATCTACCTCGACTGATGTGGGGGTCTCTACATAGAGACCTGTTCCCTCCCTCTCCTTAAACTTTTGAAAGTAAATCATGCAAACAACTAAAGACAATTACGTAGGCCAAATGCCCTTTTCCACTTTTCAGTCCGTCGCAACCAACGCACGTGAGAAAGGCCACAAGCATTGGATCGGGGACATACCCGTAATCGAGTCGTTGCTAAACTTTTACAAAGCATTCAAGAACAAACGCTATAACATTGTGCCGTGCGTTGATGATAGGACTCAGACCTTTTTTATCAAGCAACCAGACGATGAGTTGGTAGGCATAAACGTGTACCACTCACTAGGTATTACGTTCCCCGATACGACCGACTTCAGATCGGGTGAGATACGTATTGATACTGTGGACTCAGAGATTGTGTACTGCGTTAAGTCAGATGACATTCAGAATGATAAGTTCTCATCATACAGTGATGGGTACCACATCCGTCAGTCCAAGGACATGACCAAGGCAGTGAAACTTGCTATGAAGTTTCTGACACCGCTCGACTTTAATGATATTAACGACAAGTGCAACGGTAATCTAAATACGGGTATCTATCAGTTACGTGAACCCGCACGGGATAAGATACATCAGAAGATGGGGATTGACCGTACCGCCATAGCACAAGAAGTTTCTCACATGATTGCATGCGGGTATGTACCAAGTACACCGGCATTTAAAAATGCGCTTGACACATGGGCGCGGGAAGGGGCAGAATTAAAACGTATGCAGGACTACAAGCCTCGTGCATGCTTTGTATGGGTCAAGCCTAACAGCTTGCTGTACAAGTTCACTGAAGATAAAGAAGCTACTGAGTGCACTAGCATGGATGCTGTGCCTGAGTTGATTCGCAATAAGTTAGCCGTGTTGCAGATTGCAGGTAACGGGGACGCTATTGCGGATGTCGGTGTACGCGTGTCGGCTATTACTTACTGGGTATTCGCATGAACGAGGAATACACCCAAACAGTGTTGAACGATATGGCAGTTAAGTTAGCCGCGTATGAAAACATCCGTGAATGGACGCGCATGATGAAGGAGGGAGTTATTAATACGGAGGACATTATGCGCGTGGAAGTTAATGATAACGGCACTGTTAATCTACTTGACTTCACATTACCGAGTAAGAGTGGCAGGAAGCGTGACAACATCCCACAAGAAGATGTGGAGCCGTGGATCATGCAATCAATATCCATGTTACGTATCACAGAGGAGAACAATCTAGTACCTGAGCTAGGTTTCAAAGTATCCGACCGGTTGTATTACATATTAAACAGAGAAGGTGAAACATTTAACGAAAGGATTGAACATGTTAGTTGACGGTAAGTTTGTTAAGGAAGAACCCCCTAAGATCGGTGTGTTTTATTACCCGCAGTACCGTGATAAGAAAACCACACCAGAGGAACGTTTGGCACAGGACATTTTGCTTGGGCTTCGGTGCCAGAGTGAAAGTTTTTTATCCAAGGTGTTCGGTCTTTTATTGCGGGTATAGGAGATGACATGAAAGATATGGTTTATATCGTAGGTATATTTTTCTGCGCGGCATTGTCGTTTACGGTGGGTAAGATGGAAGGCACAACCGCAGGGCTTACCGCTGCCGCGATCATTGCACCCGCGCCTGAAGCTAACTTGGAGAAACAATGTGTAGCGTGGTTCTTTAACGCTGATCTGAAGGCCGCGAAGAAGCATATGTGTGGAGGGAAGAAATGAAAGATGACAAAGGACGATGGGTAGTACAAAAACCACACAAACTATTCGACTACATCCGAGAGATGTATAACTTGAAGACCGATGCAGAGTTAGCCAACATTCTTAGTGCGCGTACACCGATGATAAGCAGGGTACGTAATGGCGCTGTGCGTATGACACCCAAGCTGATACTTGAGATACACAAACAGACCAAGATGCCGGTTGAGAAGATCGAGGAGATGGCACGATGATACGAGAAGACATTAACATGGACTTGCGCGATTACCTTGCTGCGAAAGCAGTACAACTTCTTTGGGCGTCGGGGTCTGAAAAATTTGAAAAACTCGCTAAAAAACAAAATAAAGACCCCGCAGAGTATGTAGCAGAGACAGCCTATTATTTAGCAGACGCAATGATGAGAGCGCGGGAGAAGAAGGAGAAGAAAGAGGGGCAGGAATGACTGACATACATAGCTGCGGGTACTACTGCGATAAACCACTTTGCATTAAAGCGCAGAGAGATGAGTTAAGAGATAAGTTGTTTGCAAAAGAATGGCAGGGGCTGACGGATGAAGAGATAAAAGACATGTTGGACTGCGGCAGACCTGATTTAGTCAACATTAAAAAAGCAGAAGCCAAGCTAAAGGAGAAGAACGGTGGCTGAACAGAGAAAGCTAAACCAGAACATGTACGCACGTATCTTCGTGATGCTTACTGCCGAACCATGCACCACACATGATTTGGTTGAGGAGACCGGCATACACCTAGTAACAGCGCAGCGTTTGATGCGATGCTTTAACAGGTACAAGCTAGTGCATGTATGTGCATGGGAAAAGGATGTGAAGGGGCGTGACTGTACGCAGGTATACAAGTTTGGTAAAGGCAAGGACAAACCACGGGCAAGAATGACTGATGCTGAACGCACTGAACGATACCGCAACAAGAAAAAAATGATGGCGTTAACTAATGTGTTACATGAGGCAAGACAATTATGACCACACCATTATTGATTGCTCTGTGGGTATCTTCTGTCCTTACGTCGGTTGGTTTGATTTTATTTGTGATAGGTGTGGCTGCTTACTATATAGGGAAGATAGATGACGAATGAAGAAAAGAAACATACGAATGATCTATTAGATTTGTATGCAGGTATGGCAATGATGGCGTTGATCATCAGAGGGAAACCTTTGAGCCAAGTGATAGACGCATCGTGGGAGCTTGCGTTTGCAATGGTAGATGAAAGGAACATTGAAGAACGAAATGAAATGTGGGAGGAAATTGAAAGATGATGACTCCAGAAAAGAAAGTAAAGAACGAAGTAGTAAAGGTACTAAAAAGTTTTGGAGCGTATTACTTTTATCCATCTACTGGTGGGTACGGTTCATCAGGTGTGCCCGATATAGTTGGGTGTTATAGGGGTAAGTTCTTTGCGATTGAATGTAAGGCGGGGAAGGGTAAGACAACTGCACTACAGGAAAAGAACATAGCGCAAATCATTGCACAAGGTGGGCTGGCTATGGTGGTTAATGAGGACAACATACCGGATGTTGATAAGTTAATGATTGAGATAGATATGGGAGAAAGATGATGAACACAGTCATGCAAGAGAAGATAGCAAAAGCGTTTGAAGAGTGGAAGCAACCCGAACCCCAACCAAAGGAAAGTGCCATGGAACCTATCGTTAAGTATAAAAATCTATCCCCTATGTTGTTAGATATGATTGAGAAGAACCCCGGAATTACGGGTAAAGATTTACGTGTATTTATTATGCAGCGTAGTCCGTCTACCCCCATATCTTATGTACCCGCACTGCTCAAAGGTTTGTACGACGCGCACTATGTGTCCCGAACTCAGGTGGATACATCTACTAAGTATGGTGGCCGCACAACGTTTGCCTATACACGGTTAACAGATGCAGAGCGTAAAGAACTACAAGGCCGTGATAATTCTGTTGTTGCTAAACCGGTGGACAAGGTTAAGAAACCCAAGCCAACATCAAACGGTATCAACGCATTGATCCCCACAAAACCTACTGCTACGCGACCACTGGATGTCGGCCCGACAACCGTACACATCACAATATCTACTACACAAGGTGCGTACTCTATGAAGCTAGAGGAGGCCAAGTTTATCTATCAACAGCTTAATCAAATCTTTGGAGGTATGCGGTGAGCCTATGGAGAAAGAGAGCCGGTGACATAACAGATGAGGTTAAGCAAAACATGGAGAACAAAGGCGCGATTGTTATTGGGAACTACGCACTGTGGAACCTAAACGATGAAGACTCTTTTGGTATTACGTTCATACCAACAGGAGAGATGGGCGTGTTTCACCGCGCTGACTTTGAGGCGTATGTTAAAGGATTTTTTGGATTGAACTTTTAAGGAGAGAGATGATGGACTATATGCAACGAATTTTAAAAGCCCTGAGTGATGGGCACATCACAGGTGGTATGGTTATGCCGAACGTGCAACATGATGGTGGGTGTGGCATGTTGAAGAGCGATCTCTGCACTTGTGTGCCCGACATATCAGTTGAGACAGAAGACGGATACATTGAGATTGATGAGCATGGCAACATCAAAAAGAAAATCTAACCATGAACCTCATAACAATAGACTTTGAGACGTACTACACCAGTAAGGACTTGGGGTTCAAAACCCAAACGACTGAGGAGTATGTACGTGACCCCCGATTTGAGGTGATCGGGGTGTCGGTCAAGGTGGGTGATGGGGAGACTGTATGGTGCACAGGTTCTCACGCGCAGATCAAATCATTCCTCAACACGTTTGATTGGGATAGTAGTATGGCGGTGGCACACAACGCGATGTTTGACATGGCGATATTGAACTGGCACTTTGATATTAGGCCGATGGCGATTGCCGATACCTTAGGTATGGCACGTGCGCTTCACGGGAGTGAAGTTGGTAACAGCCTGAAGAAACTAGCTGACTACTATCAGTTAGGCGTTAAGGGTACTGAGGTGGTGGACGCTATTAACCTGCGTCAGTGTGACTTCTCAGAGCAACACCTTGCACAGTATGGGGAGTACTGCATCAATGACGTTAACCTGACGTATGACTTGTTCCTAACCTTACTGCCGTCGTTTCAGAAGATGGAGTTGAAACTAATTGATGCGACTGTCCGTATGTTTACAGAGCCAGTGCTCCGCCTCGATGTACCTTTATTAGTACAACATCTTGTGGAGGTGAAAGAACGTAAGTCCCGGTTGCTGGATGAATGTGGAGCCAACATCGAAGACCTGATGTCTAACCCCAAGTTTGCCGAGCTACTGCGTGGGTTGGGGGTTGAACCGCCCATGAAGATTAGCCTGACCACGGGTAAGGAAGCGTTGGCCTTGGCTAAGTCTGATGAAGGATTCAAGGCGTTGGCCGAGCACCCTGATGAGCGCGTACAGACACTTGTTGCTGCAAGGTTGGGTAACAAGACTACGTTGGAAGAGACACGTACTGAGCGCCTGATCGGGATTGCCGGAAGAGGATTGATACCTGTTCCCCTCTCCTACTACGCCGCACACACGGGACGGTGGGGTGGGTCGGACAAGATCAACTTCCAAAACCTTCCCTCACGTGGCGCAAACGCGGGGAAGCTGAAGCGGGCTATCCTTGCGCCAGAAGGACACGTGATTATTGATTGTGATTCATCGCAGATTGAGGCGCGGGTGTTGGCATGGTTTGCGGGGCAAGATGATCTGGTTGAAGCGTTTAAGAACAACGAAGACGTGTACAAGATTATGGCTAGTAAGATTTACCATAAGCCACGGGAAGAAGTGATTGCCTCTGAAAGATTTGTAGGTAAGACTACGATTCTAGGTGCAGGGTATGGCATGGGTGGCGAGAAGTTTATGATGCAACTTAAAAGCGTAGGGGTAGAGGTTACTCTAGGCGAAGCCGCCGCTATTATTAATACTTACCGTGAAACTTACCCTTGGGTTCCTGAACTTTGGCGAAGCGGTAGTATGGCAATTGATGCTATGAGTAAGAAGCGGACAATGAAGTGGGGTAACGGGGCAGTGAGTATTATTGCAGGGGGGATTCTCATGCCAAATGGCCTGTTGCAGCGATACCCAAATTTGAAAAAAGTGAAAGACAAAGATGGAAAAGGGCAGTATATTTATGATTCACGCAAAGGTGCAGTGAAGCTATACGGCGGCAAATTAACAGAGAATATTTGTCAGGGCTTGGCACGTTGCATCATCGGCGAACAGCTATTACGTATACGCAAAAAGTATAAGGTAGTGTTCACCGTGCATGATGCGGTAGCGTGTATTGCCCCAAAAGAAGAAGCAGAAGAAGCGATGGCCTATGTGATGGAGTGCATGCGGTTTGTACCGTCATGGGCAGAGGGTATACCCTTGAACTGTGAGGCAGGTATGGGAGATAGTTATGGCGATTGCTAGTACCCCAAGACCATACGGCAAAACATTAAAAGGGCAGACCATACCTTACGGTACCCTTGTAGGTGCGAGTGAGGAACTACGCCTTACATATTACACATACGGATACAAAGAAGACTCGATGTTACCCGAGTTGCCATGCCCTCCGACTGAATATCAAGAGTGTGTTAGCCCTGAAGAAGAGTTGTTTAAGAAAGAAATGGTTGGTGTTGTTGGGGAGGTGTTGGGAAGTCTAACTCCAAGAGAAGCTAAAGTATTGTTTGTACGGTTTGGGATTGGGCTTCCCCAAGACTACACACTGGAAGAAGTTGGGGTTATGTTTGATGTGACCCGTGAACGCATTCGGCAGATTGAATCCAAAGCGTTACGTAAGTTGCGGCACCCCTCACGTGCTGATGTGTTTAGAAAAATGCTCGGTATGTTAGATACAAAAGAAGAAAAAACTGAGCATGAAAAAGCACAAGCGGCGTGGGCAGAAACACGTGAGAGAGCAAGGTTGAGAGACGAGATAGAGGCACTGAGACGGAAAGAATACAACATATACAAGGAAGACCAAAGGGTACGCAATGCACTGAAGCGGCAAGAGGACATGCTGAAACGGAAAGAATACGAGCAGCAAGAGAGGGAAAGGGTAAGCAACGAAGATCGAAGGTTACGTGCGAAGTGGGAAGAAATTAAACCGATGGTGTCCGATGCTGATTGGGTAAAACATTTGGAGACAGCAAAACCTGAGATGTATCAAGAGTTGAAAAGTATTGTGAAAGATATTTGGGGTTACAACGCAGACAAAGTTTGGGAGATGTATGCAAAAAAGTAAGGCACCCGCATGGAGTTATTCAGGCATTACGTTGTTTGAACAGTGCCCTAAAAAATATTATCACTTGAAGGTATTGAAAGATATTACAGAGCCTGAAAGTGAAGCAATGTTATACGGTACTGTTGTGCACACTGCTGCCGAAGAATACGTGCGTGATGGCAAACCAATTCCCCCGCAGTATAAGTACATGGAACCATTCTTAGAGAAGCTAATGAAGATTCGGGGGGAAAAGATTTGTGAGTATAAGATGGGGCTGAAGAAAGTAGATGGGCGCTTTGAGCCTTGTGGATTCTCTGATGAAGACGTTTGGTATAGAGGTATTGCCGACCTGTTGATCATTGATAATGAAAAGAAAGAAGCCCGCATCATTGACTATAAGACTGGTAAGAGCAGCCGATATGCTGATCCGAAGCAGCTTGCCTTGATGGCGGCGTGTGTGTTCGTGCATTTCCCTCAGATTGAATTCATACGGGCGGGGTTGTTGTTTGTGGTTTGCAAAGATTTCATCCCAATAGATTTCACCGTCCATAGAAAGTTTGACATTTTTGCAAAGCTAGATGAACTATTAGTTTCACGTGAAACCGCCTATGAAACTGGGGTGTTTAATCCTAAGAAGAACTTCACTTGCAAAGCATGGTGCCCTGTATCAGAATGTAGTCATAACGGAAGGAACTGATATGCCATACAAAAACCCCGCTGACCGAAACGTCAAGCGTGAAGTAGAACTAGAGAAGAATCGCCCCGGTGCCCATGAGGCACGGATGGAACGGCAACGTGCGCGTCGAGCACTCGACAAAAAAGGTAGAGACGCAAACGGAAACGGTAAAGCTGATGCGCGTGAAGGTAAAGATGTTGCCCACGTCAAAGCCCTGTCCAAAGGTGGCACTAATAAGAACGGTGTGCGTGTTGAGAGCGCATCGGCAAACAGATCGTTTAAGCGCGGGTCGAACCACAAGGTAGTGTCTGAGACTAGCGCAAGAGAACGTAAAAAATCGTGACGTGTTCATGATGTGTCTGCGAGGTTAGGTATGAGTAGTAGCAGACAGGGTTGTAAGACTTTACATAACCATACCAGTTAGCACCGCGTTACACTTTCAGCGGGGAACTAACCGTCTTGGACTCGCAGACGCAAAAACGAAGAGGGGACGGGTGGAAACCCCGTCACTAATAAAAGCCTGACACACACCGTGTTCAGGCTACTTTGCCATGGAGAATAACGTGCAGATCATTGAGAATAAAGCGTTGCTATTTAAGGTACGCAACCCAGACAGAATTACTACGGTGATACCTAAGAGCAAGGTGTTGTCAGATGATGGGCTAGTAGCGCAGGTGCTAGTCAACTGGGATTTGGAAGAAGCGATTGTTCTAAAAAACCTGAAGTTTAAAGATATACCTTCCCCTATTAACGCTACATACAAGTGGCCCGGTTTACATAAACCTTTCGCCCATCAAAAAGTTACCTCGTCTTTCTTAACGATGCACCGACGTTCGTTCTGTTTTAACGAGCAAGGCACTGGTAAGACTGCCTCTGTGATATGGGCAGCGGACTATCTACTGTCAAAGCGCATCATCAAGCGGGTACTGGTTATCTGCCCACTGTCCATCATGGACTCAGCATGGCGCAATGACTTGTTTAAATTCGCAATGCACCGCAAGGTGGACGTTGCCTATGGTAGGGCTGAGAAGCGTCGAGACATCATTGCAGGGGATGCAGAGTTTGTGATCATCAACTACGACGGCTTAGAGATTGTGCAAGAGGCAGTAGCCAAGGGGAAGTTTGACCTGATCGTAATTGACGAAGCGAATGCCTACAAGAACCCAACCACAAAACGTTGGAAGGTGTTGAACAACCTGATCAAGCCGCACACATGGCTGTGGATGCTCACGGGTACACCCGCCTCTCAGTCGCCAGTAGATGCCTACGGGATCGCCAAGTTAGTAAACCCAGAGAACGTACCGCGCTTTTATGGGGGCTTTCGGGATCAAGTGATGCACAAGCTAACCCAGTTTAAGTGGGTACCGAAGGTAAACTCAGAGCAGATTGTTCACCAAGCCTTGCAACCGGCAATACGATTTACCAAGGAGCAGTGTCTTGATCTCCCTGAAATGACTTATGTAACGAGAGACGTACCTCTTACTGCGCAACAAGAAAAGTACTATGATCTACTACGTAAGCGTTTGATAGTACAAGCAGCGGGTGAGGAGATTACAACAGTCAATGCTGCTGCTAACTTAAATAAGCTGTTACAATTATCTGGTGGTGCGGTATACTCCGATACAGGTGAAGTAGTCCAGTTCGATGCAAGTAATCGTCTGGCGGTGTTACGTGAAGTAGTAGAGGAGTCAAGCCACAAAGTCTTAGTGTTTGTTCCGTACAGGCATACGATTGAAGTGGTGGCAGAAGATTTACGTAAGCACGGATACCCGACTGCGGTCATTCATGGCGGTGTGTCGGCGGGGAAACGTTCAGAAATCTTTGAGCGGTTCCAAACAAAGGATGACCTGCAAGTATTGGTTATCCAACCACAAGCCGCATCACATGGGGTAACCCTGCATGCGGCCAATACGATTGTCTACTGGAGTCCGGTGATGTCTGTGGAAACCTACCTGCAAGCTAACGCACGGGTGCATCGAGCGGGGCAGAAAAACCCCTCAGTGGTGGTTCACTTGCAAGGCAGTGGGGTAGAGAGACGCATGTACAAAATGCTGGAGAACAAGGTGGATATTCATAATCGGGTGATTGATTTATATGAAGAAATATTAAGCTGAATAGCACTTGACTTTGTAAAGTTTTCATATATTATCGTACCCATAAAAGCAAAAAGGAGAGTGATATGACCGAGACAATATCGGTTGATAAGCTCGTCGCCGTCTACATTAAGATGCGCGACAAACGGGCGGAACTTCTACGTGAATACGAAGAAGAGGACGGTCTAGTAAAGGCACAGATGGAAGTTGTAGAGTCAAAACTCTTACAGCTTTGTAAAGAAATCGGTGCCGACAAACTAGGTAGTAAGCATGGAACGGTAATGCGTTCTGTGAAAACTCGCTATTGGACTAGCGATTGGGGGGCGATGCACAAGTTTATCTTGGAGAACAAGATGCCTGAGTTGCTAGAGCGCCGCATTAGCCAGACCACGATGAAGCAACTACTCGAAGAAAATCCAGATGTCATGCCCCCCGGCATGAACACTGATAGCAAATATAGCGTAACCATAAGGAGAGCAACAAGTGGAACTTGAAGACGCATTGACTGTGCCAGAAGTGGCAAAGCTGTTGAGGATGTCGCGCCAGACAATCTACAACATGATTCGTGACGGGAAAATCCCGCATTTTCGTATTGGCAACAAAGTGCGGTTTACACGCGCCGACCTTGATGCCCTGATGCAAACCAAACCTGTAACAACTGGAGAAACCAAATGAGCGAAATGACCCTATTTTCTAAAGGCGGCAATACCCTTCCCGCCCATTTACAAAACCTGCAACTTGATGCCACGACCAAAGCTCTCATGGGCGGCAGTGGTACTGGCGGCGGCAAGCGCATCTCCATTCGGGGCAACGTCTTCCGCATGATGGTTGATGGTAAAGAAATTGCACAGAACGAAGACCGTGCAATGAACATCGTTATCGCAGCGGCGAACGCAAATGTATCAAGGACTTTTTATGCAGGTACTTATCAAGAAGGGCAATCAACCGCCCCCTCATGTTGGTCAAACGACGGCATCACCCCCGACATCAAAGTCGAGGCACCAGAGGCAAGCAAGTGCGCATCCTGCGCCCAGAACATCAAAGGTTCGGGACAAGGAGATTCACGTGCATGCCGATTCAGTCAGCGCCTTGCCGTTGTCTTGGAGAATGATATTCGTGGAGACATTTACCAACTGACGTTACCTGCCCAATCAATTTTTGGTGCGGTTGAGAATGGCAAAATGCCTTTGCAAGCATATGCAAAATTCTTGGGTAGTCATGGTCTGCCAGTAACTGCCGTCGTTACCGAAATGCGTTTTGATACAGCGAGTGCAACCCCACGCCTGACGTTCAAAGCAGTGCGCCCACTGGAAGCCGAAGAGATGGCAACCATTGAAGTTAAGGGTAAGTCCGCTGAAGCTAAAGCTGCTACTCAATCTACTGTTGCCATGGTCGATGGCACGAAAGCTATATCTGCACCTACTGTTGTAGATGAGGTTGTAGATGAGGTTACGGGTATTACCATCACTCCCGAAATGGCTTACAAAATTACTGCTGGCCGCAAAGAGCAACGTAAGGTAGAGGCTGAAGCTGTTGAAGATACAGCAGAGCCAACCAAACGCGTTAAGAAAGCCGCACCAAAAGATGTGGCTGACATCTTGGACGATTGGGCAGAAGCAGAATAAGTTTACGGGGGAAAGCGGATGCTGACCAGTTAGCTGAAATGCAAAGGCAGTGCAGCGAGTACCCCACCTTTTTTGGAGATTAATATGGACAATGATTTTTTCCCGCTAAACCCGTTTCCCGGATTGGCGCGTAACACTGACCCTGAAACAAGTCACGAAGCTGCTGATTCAATAGATACAAACGCGATGGAGTCTGTTGTTTACGATGTCATCAGAATGTTTCCCAATGGTTGTATTGGGGACGACGTTGTACGTATGTTGCCGCAGTATGGCATTCAAACAATTAGCCCCCGCTATGCGCCCCTAATCCGTAAGGGTTGGGTAATTGATACCGGTGAAAAACGTCAAGCTCGTTCTGGCCGTAGCCAACGTGTAATGAAAGCAGCTACTAAAAATGAAAACGACCAACAAAGGTTACTCCCGTAAATTTGTAGAAGCGAACAAAACGGCAGACCCATTTCATGTGGGTGTGCAACTTGGGCGCGTTTGCATTGAACGAGACATTCCCGTACAGGATGTAGCAGAATATATTGGCGTATCACGCCCCGCTGTTTATATGTGGTTTCTGGGAAAATCCCTACCGCATCCAAGTAAACGCGAAGTATTATGGGCATTGCTTGCACGTCTAGCCGCCACTGCTAAATCCTAATTACCCTTCCTGAAGGTCTATCGCCAGTAGACCCAAGGGTGTTTTTGTCTAAAAAAAGAGCGAATAATGACAACACGGAATACCTTTCTTGCCTCTGTACTTGCCGACGAAGGTTTGTACTGTGTGGTTGGATTGAAGAAAGGTGCGCCGAGGCAAACATTTGTAGAGACGATTGATGAGATTGATGGTGTAGTTGACGGCTTAGTTTCGCAGGGGTACGACGCGTATTTTGGATGCGCCAAATACCTATTAGAGACCGAAGGTCGCACAGCAAAGAACGCGAAATGGTTCAAAGCCTTTTGGCTTGATCTTGATTGCGGAGAAAACAAACCATACGATACCCAAGCATCCGCACTAGATGCTCTCAGACAATTTGTCAAAGCAACGGGATTACCTCGACCCACTATCATCAATTCAGGGCGTGGCATACATGTCTATTGGGCGTTGACGACAACGATCAGCTACAACGATTGGAAGCCAACGGCAGAAGTATTAAAGAAGTTCGCTGCCTCCCATGGTCTGCATGCTGACCCCACCGTTACCGCAGACGCTGCCCGTATTCTGCGTATACCTGACACATTAAATTTTAAAGACAGCCCACCGAAGCAAGTCACTATGTTGGTGGAATCGCAGCCTACTGACTTCTCACGTTTCAAGATGTTGATAGGCGCTGAAGAGGAACCCGATGAGCCTACTGGCTTGTTTGGTGCAGAAGCCCCGACCCGCCGTCCAATAGATGCAACAACCCGCGCTTTGATGGGCAACAGCATCTCGCGCTTTACTACGATCATGCGTAAGAGTGCCGAGGGCGAAGGATGTGCGCAGTTGCTCAGAATTTATAAAGAGCAAGAGACTGTGGAAGAGCCGCTGTGGAGAGCCGGATTATCTATTGCGATCAATTGTGAGGACGGTGAAACATCTATACATAAACTGTCCAATCAGCATTCTGAGTACGACCCACATGAGACGTTTAATAAAGCAAACGCGTTACGTGATAAGCCGTATAAGTGCGCTACGTTTGCAAGCATCAATGCAGCCCCATGCCAAGACTGCGTACACAAAGGCAAGATCACATCACCTATACAAATAGGATCACGTATTGCTGAAGCTAAAGCAGAAGACAATATTGTTGTGATGCGTAATGCTGTGTTGGAGGAAGACGTTACAGTAGAAATCCCGGAGTACCCGTTTCCGTACTTTCGTGGAAAGAATGGTGGTGTGTACAAACGTGGTTGGGGTAAAGATGAGAAGGGCGAAGATGCGAAAGACGAGTTGGTCTACGAGTATGACTTCTATGTTGTAAAGCGATTGACCGACCCTGAAGACGGGGAGTCGTTGTGGATGCGTCTTCATATGCCTAAAGACGGCATTCGTGAATTCTCTGCGCCATTAGCAAGCGTCTTATCAAAGGACAGGTTACGGGAAGTATTAGCGTATCAGGGCGTTGCAGCCTATAACAAACGATTGGATTCAATCATGGGATATATCACCAAATGGGTACAAGAATTACAGCACGTGTCTGAAGCTGAAAAAGCACGGCAACAATTTGGTTGGCACGAGGATGATACTAAGTTTATCGTTGGTAATCGTGAGATTACTGCGACGGGTGTTAACTACAGCCCATCGTCTTCTTCTACTGCCGAGACTGCTAGTTACTACACAAAGAAAGGCGTAGTTGCTGAGTGGAAAAAAGTTGCGAATATCTACGCAGCAAAAGGCAATGAAGTCCGTGCTTTCACCATGTTCGCAGGGTTTGGGTCAGCGTTGTATAAATTTACGAAGTTGAACGGCGCGATCATTCATCTGACAAATAACGGTAGCGGCGTTGGTAAGACTACGATTCAACTTGTGGTGAACAGCATTTGGGGTCGCCCTCTTGAGCCGCTGCTAAATCAAGAAGATAAATACTTGGCGCGTATGCACCGCATCTCAGTGCTTGGTAATCTGCCTCCTACCATTGACGAGTTGACCAACATGAGTGACGAGGAAGTCAGTGCAATGGCTTACGCTATCACGCACGGTCGGGGTCGTAACCGGATGCAGTCACAGTCTAATGCTGAACGTAGCAATTCATTGCGTTGGTATTTGATTGCGATTACATCAGGCAACAAGAGTTTGTACGATCAGTTGTACAACCTTAAAGATTTTCCAGAGGGCGAACTGATGCGGGTACTGGAGTTTGCAGTTGCCAAGAACGACAGCTTGAGTAAGGCTGAGTCGGACGCGATGTTTAACCCCATGTACGAGAACTATGGTGTAGCCGGAGAAATCTTCATCCGCTATGTAATTTCTAACTTGCCTGAAGTGCAGCGCCTTTTAGAAAAGGTTCAGCGTAAGTTGGATATAGCAGCAGGATTTACGCAGCGTGAACGGTTCTGGTCGGCAACAGCGGCATGCGCCATCACCTCAGGGATTATTACTAAGAAGCTAGGATTGCACGACATCGACGTAGCAAAAGTTTATGAATGGGCAGTGGAGACTATGAGCAATATGCGGGTTGAAGTGCGCTCTGACAGCATGACCCCTTTGAGCCGTATTGGTATGTTCTTAAACGAAAAGAATAACAACATGCTGATCGTTAACAGCAACATAGACAAACGCTCTGGGTTAACCGAAGCGCCAATCCGAGAACCTCGTGGAGAGTTGATGACTCGCTACGAGCCAGACAAAAAGTTACTCTTCATTTCTTCTAAGGCATTGCGAGAGTGGTGCAGCGAGAACCAAATATCGTATAAGATGTTATGTTCTGAGCTACAGAAGGAAAAGATTACTACAGGCATTATTAAGAAGAGCTTATCTAAAGGTTCGGACATTACTACGCCTTCAGTATTCGCTCTTGTGATTGATTGCACGATTGCAACTGAGCTTGATCCAGAAGCAGAAACCCCTACCCATGACAATATTGGCTGATGGCGTACCAGTTATATTAGAGTGGCACAAGTTTGTAGTGGGTAGTTCCTTCTACATCCCGTGCTTAGATCGTCGTAACGTTGCAGATCAATTAATTGCGACTACTAAGCAACGCGGGATGAAGATTAAGTTTCGTTTTGTTTTGGAAAGAGGCACGCAGGGAGTAAGATTCTGGCGAATTAATTGACAGTGTGCTAGAGTTTGTTTGGCAACACGTCGCTTTCTCCTTGTGATTGCAGCTTTTCTTTATGCCCCGGCCTTGCGCCGGGGTCTTTTTTTAATCACCGTATGCTTCTGCGGCAGCTTGCTTCAAGTAGGGAGCCAGCTTACGATCAAGTTGTACACCGTGGTACATTTCATTTGAGACGCGATCTCGTGCTTTTACTGATTGCGAGATTGTGCTTTCACTGATTTTTAGATCAGGGTACTTAGCGCCAAGTTCAAATAACTTCTCACGTGCCTCCATCATCCCATCGGTGTCACCCTCACGCATCGCCGCATAGTACTTCTTCAGCGCATTCTTCTCTATGGATTTGATGGCTTTACCCTTTTCGGTCATGTACGCATTCTCTTCGTACTGCTTCATCAAGTCGGCAGGGGCAAACCCGAGTAACTGCATAGCAGAGTTATACCCACTCACATCCCCCACTGCATCGCCACGTATAGTGTTAGCACCCTCAACTGCATAGCGCCCGCCTTTCAACAAGTTGCGTATACCTACGGGGAGCATAGCCTCAATGCCACGCTCGTACTGGCCTTCGGCAATCAGGTCTTTTGCACGGAACAAATTATTAAGAATCGAGTATGGTGCGCCAAGAGCGGTTTCAAGAATTTGCGATAATGCACTCGCATCAGCCTTGCTACCTTTTTGCTCACGCCACAACAAGTCAGTCCAACCCACACGATCTGCAATGCTTAGATTGGTAAGGTAATTGACTGGGCCTTTGTAAAAGAAGTCGCCAAAGAATTCACGCATAACAGTATCAAAGTCATCGTCGTCCTCGCCTTGGAACATGTTATAAGCCAACTCGGCAACCCAGTACAGAGGTATACCTTTTACACCTGCAAAGAGCGCAGACATGCCGTATATACCAACAAGTTGGCGACGAGCCGCTTTGATTGCTTCAAGCTGTTCACCTGTTGCACCTTTGGTGGGGAGCGAACGGATCATAGTGTCAAACAACATGTAGTACATGCTGAACGCAAACCGCTTAAACACCATCAAAACTTTTCCTATGTCACTCTGACCAAGGCTTGGCCCGGAGAGCGTACTACCCGCACCGTGCGCATATTCCACCAGCGCAAGAGCTTTATCAATGGCTTGGTTTTGCTTTTCAAGGTCGCTCATCTTGGAGTACTTGGGAGCTTTGAGCTTCGCCATCTCCAAATCAAAAGCGGCAACGGCTGTAATCTCACGGTTCATACGTTCAGAATGATGGAACATAAAAGAACCTACCAACGCAGTAACTCGCGCCAGTTTGTTTGTGCTGCCGTAACCTGATGAATTATTGTTTTCAGAACTTAGCGCATCACGTGCGGTAGATGTAGACAGAAGCCCACGATCTTTCATAGCCCCAATAAGACCTTTGTACCTCTGAGCTTTACTGTCACCCCCGTTGACCGAGTTCTCGATGGAGAGCATGGCTTTTTGTTTAGATACTTCGCCAGTTAACTCAGTAACATTTTTGGTATAGCCACTACCGGTATAGAGCCGCATGGCATTCTTCAATGCCGCATACGATTTTTCAAACCCATACTCACCACCAAGTTGCGGAAAGACAACCAACGGAGTTTGCAGTGTTTGTACAACCGCAGAAGAAACGTTACCGGCAAGGTTGTAGTAAAACGCACCCGAGCTTGCAAACTGCGACAAACCGGATAGAGTTGGCTTCATGGCAAACCCACGGCGACCTTCAAACTCTTTAATGAGTTCCACGCCATAGGTGTTGGTATCACCACGAGCTTCATTAACCGTTTTTTGCATATCCACTACAAGACGTTGTAGTTCAGGGCCATACTGCATCCGGGCCAACTGACGTGCAGTGTTACTACTTACACGATCAAACACATAAGCGGCGTTGTCGATGTAACCACCAATACCAGTACGCTTTTGACGGCTCTTTAAAATGCTGGCTTCAGGCATAGCGTTGACAACAAGTTGTATCAAGTCATTGATAGCATCTTCCCCGGCACCATTGTCTTTCATAATCTTCATGATGTCGGCCAACATAGTGCCAGACGGTACGGTCTTGGTTGTCAGTTGATCTGCCCGTGAATATGCGTCAATGTTTGTAACACCGCTGGCTTCAAGTTTTTTACGCGCAAAGTCACGTTCAGCCTCGGAGTCAAAGGTTTCTTTCTTGGTGTCGCCTTTGATGTCGTACTGTAACCAGAACTGCCCTTCGCGGAACAGCGGTGCATAGTGGTCGATACGCACGGTGCTTAACTCAAACAGAATCTTTTGATAAGCAGATGCGGCTTGCGACTTATCTCCCACCGTAGCCTCGATGTTGCGCTCCAACGATTTTAAAAACTCCTCATCAAGTTTTTTGTAGGTGGCAAATAGATCACGGTATAACTTCTGGCCAGTTGGTGTAAGTTTGTTAAACCTTGCATGGAGTTGTTTCCATTCGGCTTCCTTCGTAGGACTGCCTCTGTACTTACTCAAGTCTGCTTCAGGGTTTACGTCCACACGAGTGGAATCATTTACCAAGGTAGACCATGCTTGGTACTCGGGGGCTTGACGGAACTCAGTTAAGCGACGATGCAAGGGGGACATGGCTTCAAGAAGTTTTTCTTGATAACCCGCCATCTCCTCAACGGTACTTGCAAATCGGGTTGCGGAATTACCTAGATACCTACTACCGACTTCACCCAAAGCAGATAAGTTCAACGCCTTGTACATCAACTGACGGCCAGTCGTGCCAATCTTTTCTGCGGCTTTCCAAAACCCAACAGCACGTTCGCTGTTCATGATGGGTTGCTTGCGGATAGTGTCGCCCATCTTTGTAAACATCTCTTGAGCAATATTGGGGTTGCTTAAAGACTGCGCGTACATGGTTTCGCCCATACGTGTTTCAGGCGGAGGACTAACGATGTCGTTGAGCATGCGATCAATCGCATCTAATGCAGTCGCCTGTTTAGGAGGCAAGCGGAACAACTGACGCACAGCATTGACCAGACGCTCCCAACCAGTGAACTTCTCGCCAGTAGGTTTAAATTCTTTCAGGCGGTTGCGGAACGCATCGTTACTCCACGCTTCGGCAGCAAACTCTTGTATGTCTTGCGCACCATAAGTCCCTTCAGTGCCTTTCTTCATTTGGTTGAAGAGGGTGGTCACCTGACGGGTAACTGGGTGAGACGGATTGTCCAAAGTGTGAGACATGGACGCATGTGAAGACTCATGCAAAATCTCGTACTCAGTAGCGCCATCACGCAGGTAGACTGTGTTGGTCTTTGGGTCGTACATAGAGCGTTCCGCTCCATATACTAGGTTCACATTACCAACCAGTTTGGACAAGTTCTGTGCAAAGAGTTCTGCTGTCTTGGATGAACCGCTGTCCGCCAGTGCTTGCAACGCACCTATCAAGTTGTTGTTCTCTAGTTGATTCAGTACCGCCGGGTGGGCTTGTGTATGTAGCGCAGCAACATCTTCGTCAGCAAATAGATTGCGGAGGTCGGTATCGGCTATGTCATCCATATCGCCAAAGTACACATCGTCAATTGCTTTTTGCGCTGACGCACGTCTTGGAGCTTCGTTTTCTCTTTTAACTTGTTCTTTAGTAGCCTTACGAATCTTTTGCGTGGCTTGTTGCCGACGGCTAACAACTTCAACGTCTTGTTTTTGTTTTGTGTACTCGGCAATCTTTTCATCCAAGAACGACACCGCTTCTGGAGATAAGTTTGCACGTGCCCATTTCTCAGCATTCTTAGCGTGGATACCGCCTTGACCTTTAAAGAACGCGGCTTCGGCCTCCGTGCTGAACATAGGTTCAGGTGTAGTTGCAACAGCGCCGGGTTTAGACACGCTAGGCAGCGTCATCTTTGAGTTGCGGTAAGCAGTAGGCTGAAATATTAAATCGTTGGCAATAGAATCCAACGCCATTTCAGGCGATACTCTATTAAAGTACGCACTAGCATCTTTGCTCTGCTCATCTAACTTCACACCTTTTCGTCCAAGCTGCTGTTGGATAGCTGGCAGTTCTGTGGACAAATCGGGACGAACCGACGTGCCCCGTTTAGTAGTTACTGCGGCTGCGGGTGCTTCTTGTCTTTGCGCTTTTGTTTGCTTGGTTTCAGCGGTTTGAGTGCCACTTGTAGTCTCCTCTGTTAATGAACCTGACTGTTGTCCTTCTCCGCTTGTAGCGTCATTAGTAGCCCGCTCAGTAACATCCACTCCACCTCGTTCAGATTCTGTAGTTCCTTCGGATACGGCTGTACCTGCGGGCTGTCCAGCCACACCAGTGCCTGTTCCAACTGTTGTTGCGTCAGGTTTTGTAACATTGGAGTCTCCAAATGCAAAGGCCCGTGTTTGTCCTTGCTGCTTTTGTTTTGTGGGGGAGAGTTCCTCACTACGCATCTCAGCACGAGCGGCACCAACTTCCTTAGGATCAAACGTACTAATGATGTCATCGTAAGCAGATTCGTTAATCGTTCCTACAAAATCAGGTTTTTCTAGCGTTTGGATAAACTTACGACGGCCATCTACTGTATCAAGATCGGTACCTAATAATCCCATACCAACTTTGGAACGATCAGAAATTTTAAGCGTCTTGAGCGTATCAATCGTAACGGGATCACCGGGCGTTTTTGTAGCGGTAGGGCCAAATGCAAAGTCACGTGTAGCTTGCTGTTGTTCCTCACGTTGTTGTTCCAGCGCGGGGCTGTACATACCCCCAGTACCGGGGGTAGGAGGCACTTTGGCAAACGCACTACCTTGTGCTTTCTCAGCATCAAGTTCCGCTTGTTTGGCGCGGGCAGCAGCAACTTCTTCTTGCGCTTTCTTAATCTCCGCGTCCAGTTCAGCGTAGGCAGTAGACCCGGGGCGGGTCGTATCCATACGGGCTTGAAGCGCCTTGAGGTTTTCTTCACGCTGCAAGAAGTCTGGGAGTCCCGCAAATGTAGAGGTTAACTCTGCTTCACGTTGTTTACGTGCTTCTTCAAACGCAATATCGTACTCAGCTTTCTTCTCTGGCGTCAGAGTGCCAGCCGCTTTCTCAGCTTCATACTGGGCTTTGAGGGCGGCTTCAGCTTCTTTAGTACCAGCGTAGTCTTTCTTGGCCGTGAAACCTTGGCTTGCTCCACCAACGGTACCAAACGCACTGCCACCTATAGCGCCCTTAACAAACGATTCTTTATATCGCTGGATATTTTCAGGATCGAGCAATCCCTTAGTGCTACCCGCTACTTGTTCAGCAGCGGCGTTGAGAGCTTCTTGTGTAGCTTCGGTCAGACCTTCAGTACCCGCTGTTTTAGCGGCTTCTTTGCCGATGTATTTCCACACGCTAGGTGCGGCACCGGATGCCTTAGTTAGCTTTTCAATCAACTTAGTTTTGCCATACGCACCCAAATCATCCAGCACCTTGCCGGGGACAATCGTATCCAGCACCGATGAAAGGCCACCAAACAGAGCAGCGATACCCGGTTCCATCTTGTCCGTTTCACGGTAGATACTCTCAAACACTTCAGGAGCATTCTGGGCAAACGAGCCAAGGTATACACCACCATACATTGCACGACGACCGCTTGTTTGTGCAGCTTGTTTAGCCGCAGTCTCAGCCGCAGCACGGCCAGCCATAGACAAAGGGCCAGCTTCTAAAGCCGCGCCCATAACACCACGAGCAGCCGCTCTACCTGCGAGTACTTCAGCCCCCACACCGGGAACCATTGCAGTCAATGCAGTTGGGGCAAGTTCACCAAGAGTCTCAGCCGCAAATGGGAGAACGTCTCCAAGCCCTTCAACTTCGGTGTATGACTTGTATTGCGTAGGGTATTTAGCCTCTAACGCAGCGCGTGAAGTAGCAGCTTCTTCCATCTGCCGTTTAGCGTAGTCATCAAAGCCAAGCATAGATGCGCCCATAGCGGGGAGCGTGTCCCCAAAAGCGATACCTGTTTCCCCCAAATTACGCATAAAACCACGTTTAAGGAGGGTGCCAATCCCTACATCGGGCTTTGGCAGTTTAAAGTCATACTTCTGTTGAAGCGCGGCAAGTTGTGCTTGAAATTGTTCTTGCGTTAGGTCATCCCGAAAGTTGACGGGGCCAAGTTTAGGGAGATTAATGATCATGTTTATTGACCCATAAACAAAAGAGTATCTGCTTGACGGGCACCTAAAACGTCCATTGCTTGGCCTGTAGCTTGTGACACATAAGCATCTTGTTGTTGTGTGAATAGCATTTGAGCTTGAAGACTACGGGCGTCTTGGGCAGTGCGCCAATTAGGGCCATACTCTTTAGTAAATTGCGCATTAAGTTGTGGCGCAACATTTATAGTGAAGTCCTTAGACGCGTTTGCCTTAACTTGTTGTAAACGCGCTTGAGACGCTTTGTCCATCGCATTGAACCGTCTTTCTTGCATAGCAAGATTTTGTCTAGCCAGATCACCTTGTTGCGCAAGAGCTGCTTGTTGGTACGAACCAGTTTGACCTAATTGCTGTTTTTGTAGTTTAAGATTTTCAAGCCCAAGAATTCCTTGTTGTTCTAATTGCGCTTTACCAAGCCCCCGTTGGGATTCAATTCCAAACAAACTAATTTTTGCGGTGTCGTCGTAATGTTTAGCGGTTGTTGTTAATTGATTTGCTCTATACATATTATTTGCTGCACGTTCGCCCGCCGTATCCGCCGCAGTGATATTACCTTTAGCCGCAGCATTTTTCTGCGCTGTAAGATTCATACGAGCGTCTTCAGCCCGCTCCATAGCGGCACGTTTTGCAGCTTCTGCTTTGATGAGATCGTCCAGCCCGCCTTCAAGACCCGTGGCTATGTTTTGTAGTGCGTTACGTGACGTGCCCGCAGCAGTTTTAAGACCTGCTCTGGCCAACGCCATAAGCCCCGCGACTTTAGAATCTTGCGCAATACGCCCTTCGCGTTTAGCTATGACATCTTCTTGCGCCTTGAACAAAGGGTTATCAAGTTTTTCTAATTCTGTTTTACGTGCGTTAACTGCTTTTTCTGCTTCGTCACTTATTTTTTTAGGTAGATCGCCCATAAAATCTTTAAAACTTGTGACCGTAGGTGGAGTACCTAAGTTTGCCGTAGGTAAAGTAATTGGGGCGGTTTTACCGCCGCCACCGCCACCGCCACCACCGGCATTAACAACAGGGGGAGGCGCAAAGGTTGTAGGAAGGTTAGTCCCCCCCTGCATTCCAGAAAATGTAGCGCCCCTAGAATCTAAGACCGGAGTACTACCTGCAAGGGGTGCTGCCCCAGTACGTTCTTTTTCTTGGTTGCGTAAAAATTGACCATACGTAATTGATTCTCCGCTAATCGGGTCAATACGCCGTTTCCCTTGTTCCAAAGCCGTGCCTATCTTAGCGCCTACATCTCCGCTAAAAAATGGGCCTCCACCGTCTCTTGCAGGGGGCAAACTACTCCAGTCTTTATATTTTAGTTCTGAAGGAACTACACCTTCATTTTGAAACCGCAGTGGCTCTTCAGCTTCACCGCCATTAGCAAACGCAATAATCCCACCACCAGCATAAGATTCCGGCAGGTTAGATGGAAGAGCCTCGACGCCTTGGCTTTCTTGCGTAGCTTGCTGCATAACTTGTTGAGCAATAGGAGCCGCAGGTGCTGCGGGTGCGCCACCTTGTGCAGGTGCCCCCATAACATTCATAGCCGCCTTGGCTTTAGCTTCCCCTAACCGTTTGGTTAGTTCTTGGATCAACGGGATGCCAATGTATGGCTTGATTGTGCCGTTCTGAATCTCCGTAGTAAGCCGTTGCTGCATGGCTTGAATATCTTGCGGATTATTGGCGCGTTTTGCCATCTGCGCCATTGACGCTGCGCGTTGCTCCATCCGGTCTTGCAAGCTGTTGAGGCTCATGATTATTCCTTATTTCATTGCGTTAGCTAAACCCAGACCCGCGATACCCGCAGTGCCCAGACCAGCTATTTGCGAAACCGCGCTAGGAGCCGCTGCATAAGTAGTCGATGTTGTACCCGGCAGTGCATAACCACGCAGCAACGCGTTGTACTGATTGAGCTTGTTCATCTCATTTTCTTGCTGCGCACCGTAAGTCTGAATCGCTTGGTTGATGATGGCTTGTTCTTGTGCTTGCTGCTGGCCACCGATCTGATTCTGTAACCCAAGGATGCCCGTCTGAGCATTAAGCTGCTGTGTGCCAAGTGAGCCAAGAACATTTGCGGACTGATTAGCCAGACCGTAGCCAGCTTGTTGCCCTGAAACTCCTTGCAGACCAGCTTGTGCGCCCTGCATGCCTTGCGCCGTACCTTGTAACCCCACCTGCGCACCCTGAAGCCCATATTGCCCAGCATTAATAGCTTGGCCAACACCGGAAAGCCCAACCCCCGCCCCTTGCATAGCAGATTGTGCGCCTTGCATGCCCTGCGCTGTACCTGCCAACTGCTGTTGTGTACCTTGTAAGCCCATACCGGCACCCTGCATGCCCAGACCATAGAGTTGCCCTGCTTGTCCCAACCCTGCGAGACCTGCTTGCTGGCCAGCCATAGCTTGACCAATGCCAGACAATCCTAACTGCCCGCCTTGCAAGGCAGTACCTAGACCCTGTTGCGCCCCGCCCAAACCCTGAAGACCAAGGTTGCTACCGTATTGCATAGCTTGAATGGCTTTATCGTAAGCACTCTGTTGGCCTTGGGCGCGGATAGTGTCCATCTGTGTAGCTAACGCACGGTTAGCTTCAGCATTCTCAATCGCTTGGCGTGAGCCACCATAAGCACCGGCACGAGCCGCTTGGGATTTACGCGCATTAGCGGCAATATCTGCTTGGCGTTGTGCTGCTTGCACCTGCACATCTGTTACGGCAGACTGATACGGATTCATATACTGCTGAACCGCGTATGGGTCAGTCATCTGGCGGGCGTATTGTTGCCCTGCGGCGGCTTGTTGCGCTGCGTAATCCCGCGCTTGCTGCGTTACACTTTGCCCCAAAGTCTCTGCACGTAAGCCCATCTGGCCAATATCAGCGGCAGTCTGTCCATACTGTTGCGCTTGAGGAGCCATACCAGCAGCTTGTTGCCCATACCCTGCGCCCATACCGCCGTAGTATTGCCCACCTTGCATACCAAGTTGCTGGCCTAATAACCCCGATTGCTGCCCTTGTAATCCCGCTTGAACGCCCATTTGCCCATAACCATAGGCAGCGTTTTGAGCCATTGCGGCATTTTGAGCAGCTTGTTGCGCAGCTTGCATTCCTAATTGTTGGCCCATTTGGCCAGACTGAAACCCCGCTTGCCCGTATCCTGCGGCTTGTCGCGCAGAATCTAGCCCGCCTTGGCCAGCAGCGTTAGCAAATTGGGTGCCTTGTTGAAACTGTCCGGGGACTTGTAGGTTTGCAGCGTTATATTGCGCTTGTTGCTGCAAGGGGCTAAAGCCCGCTACGTAATCCGCAGGGTTATTACTGTATGCCTGAAACGGTTTAGCGCCCGTAATCTCAAACGTACTAGGCTCACCGTCTACGCCGGGAATTTCTTTTGTATTAAATAATGTTTTTAGCCCTCCACCAAGCACGGTCTCAACTTGGGGGCGCAGCCAGTCAGGAATATTAGTCTGGGTGACTGTAGAATTTGTTGGGCCACCACCGCCGCCATAGATACGTTTTCCTCCACCACCGGGAGTTAGACGAGTAGCTGATTCGCCAAAAGGTTCGCCAAAGGCTTCGAGTTGTCGGCGGGAGTAGTTCATATCAATACCTCAACAAGAGTATTACGTGGTTCAAAGTTGTAGCGTTTCCATAAACGCACAATGGACTCTCTGCCACTGCCTTGGATTTTTGTTGCCCCATGTGACTTGAGCAACAGCTTCAACTGATTAAAAGTTTCTTGATTGGAAATTAATTTACCGCCAATACAAGTTATAAACGCTACTCGGTGCAGTGGGTAGTTCATAAAAGATACCGTAGCCGCACCGTGAATTTTCATTTCTTCGTCAATCGCAACTAAAAGCACCCACTGCCCGGACACTACATATTGCTGTATATGGTCGATGTTGTAGCATGCTGCCCAGTCAGGAAAATCGTTACCTTTAGTTAGCGCATCTTCAAGATACGTCTTTACCATTGGCCATGTTTGGTGGACATAAGATACGTCTACCGAACGAATAGATAGCGTCATTCGCTATCATCCAGCAATGAAGTAATACCACCATCAGCACGGCGCATTACGTTTGGTGTTCCTCTGGCCATCGCAGCGCGAGACAAAATAGGCTGGCTTGGTCCTGATGTTCGTTGGGCTATAGGGGCAGCGGGCGCAGAAGGTTGTTGCATATATTGCGGAACTTGTTGTTGCATATATTGTTGGGGTTGTTGCTGCATGTACTGTTGGGGTTGTTGCATAAATTGTTGTCCACCCATACCGCCCATACCGCCCATACCGCCCATACCGCCCATACCGCCCATACCACCCATACCACCTACACCGCCATACATACTTCTTGGAAGCTGCGCACCGCCACCATAACTAAACGGCGATTGATAGCTATTAGTGTAAGGATTAAACGGTGTCTGCATTTGGGGCATAAAATTTCCGCCCATACCGCCCATACCACCATACACACCGTTGTACATACTTTGCGGAAGCTGCGCACCACCAGCGTTACTATATAGCGCTGAAGGATTATTTATAAATCCTTGGATAGTAGGAGAATTTGGATTATCTTGCCTTGCTCCTTGCGCAAAACTACTACCAAACTGTTGGGGGGACATAGCTCCAGAAGCAAGTTGTTGATTCCAATAGTTATACCCAGCTTGGTCAATTTGGTTAGCGCCTCCACCAATACCAGTGCGTCCTATATTTGCATATGCTTGGGTAACCATGTCAGAAGGACGCCCAGCAGTTCCGTAACTGCTTACATTAGTATAAGCGCTAGGGTCTGTATAATTAGCGTATTGCGACTTATAGATTGGTTGCAGGGCGGGAGTTTCGCCGGGCATTGTTCTGCCTACCTGCGAAGGCGTTCTTGGCCCTACAAACGGAGTAGGCCCTTGGTCTACAGTAAGTTGCGGGGTGTTGGAAGTGGAGGTGTTGGAGGTATTTGTATTGCCCCCGTATAGCGGCCTCCCCTGCATATCAACCGTTGCCATACCACGACTCATTGCCTCTTGAGAAGTTTGTGGGGCAGCAGGGCCTCCACCACCGCCGCCCGGATAGAGGCGTATGCCCGCTTGGTAACCACTAAACTTAGTTGGAATTAACATGGTCGTTCCTTATGCGGGCATATATTTTTGAGGAGTAACCGCACGGGCTTGTTTCTTTTTGCCGGTACGAGCAGTGCGCACTTTGTCCATCATGCTATACAACTGTTTAGCGCCCGCATCGGTCGAGCCATTCCCAAGATGGGACACTACGTCGGCAGGAACCACAAACTCACCATCGGCTAAACGCGCAGGGCGCTTACCAGAAATGCTTGCAGGGATACTATCAGACATACCATCGCCGGGGCCTTGTAGCATACGACCACCATCGGAGTAACCACCCAAGTCAGAAATACCACCAGAAGCCATACGCATCGGGTACGGGTCTTCCCCTACTTGGCGGTCATAACCACCACCAGTTAACATAGCAATACCACCTTCAGCAAAATAATTAGGCTGATATGTTGCAGGGTTAAACCTAAACCGGCTCAACGGGCCGTCGTATTCTTCCTCTTCAGGCAAATCTTTTTTAGCGGTTGACCCTGTTAACGCGGCACTAGCAGCCGCCATTTTATTATTTTTTATATACTCATACGGATCGTCGTAAAGGGATGGGCCTTTGCCGGATGTTTTGAAGAAGTCTTTAAGGTTAAACTCATTTGGGCCTTTTGCAAGAGCATCAATTCCTTTACCTGAATCAACCCCCGGGCCTGAAGGAAGCCGATACGCCATTTTAGACATATCAACCCCCGGTTGTAATTTTTCCGCCCCGGCCAATCTAGCATCGGTTCCAGTAAAGTTAGCTTCGTATGGATTCATTTGGTAGCGAAGGTCGTTTACCGTAGATACGGTTGGTTTTGCCTCCATTGGTACTAAATTTTGTTTAGCTTGAAGATTTGTTGGCGCTACTCTTGTATATGCTAAATCAGACGCCGCATTAAGATCGGCCATTTGCTGCGCCGATTGTGTTCCTGTGGCTGTTGGTGTGTACCCGTACCCACCTGAAATTTGGCTTGTAGGAAGACTAAATGTCCCAGTAGAAGGTGCCGCAGCGGTCATTGCACTAGTTGGAGCGGAACCACCCGATAGTGCCGCAGTTGGATTACTAAATATCCCGTTAGTAGGGTACGCAGCGGCTGCATTACCCGCAACATTAGCACCAACATTAGCACCAACATTAGCACCAACATTACTTGCGACATTAGCACCAACATTAGCACCAGCATTAGCAGTATTAGCCATAGCGTTAAACCCTTGGTTTAACCCGGTATTAGCAGCAGCAGTAGTAGCATTAGCGCCAACATTACCCGCAGTAGTAGCCGCAGTAGTCCCCGCCGAACCTAATGCCCCGCTAATCCCAGCCCCAAGACCGCCAGTTAAACCGCCAAGCAGTGCGCCTTTAAGCGGATCACCACCAGTAAGCGCCGCAGTACCACCACCCATAGCCGCACTCATGAGCATCATCTCACCAACACCTGTACCCATAATAGGCTCCTTATATTTCTGTGTATTTTAATGTTAAGGGGTTACTGTGCCAACACTTCCAGCAGCCGCAATCCCAGTTAAACTTTGCGTTATTGTCGCACCAACTGATCCAACCGAGCCTGAACCCGCTACGCCACCAGCAGGGGCACCCACACCCCCAACCGAGCCAACTGCGCCTACCCCAGTAAGAAAAACCACGTTTGATGAGGTTTTAATTCTAAGCATCTCACTTCCTGCTTGAACCCCATCTTGCGTATCTCGGTATACATCCCCTAAACGCAGCCTGTTAAAGTCCGCATCAGTCGGTAGCGTCCGTAAATCTAAGTTTAAACTGGCTAAATTTAACTGTTGAACAGCGTTAATCTCATTAAAGAACAACCGAATCACGTTGCTCAAGGCGTTCATGTACGTTAGGTCGTACTGCGCCGGAGCCTGTGGAATATTCGGAGGAGTTCGATTCTGGAGCAGCGGCACGAATTATCTCCTACCGTCGGGTTTAATATCTAAACGCGGTGCGCCTAACTGCCATGTTGTCCCAATCTGATCTGAGGAAATCTTAAATATCATCTGCCGCCCACGGGCGCGAGTATAAATAATCCCTGTGTATTCTTCAGTAATGTTATAGGTCGAACCTTTAACCACATTACTCGCTGCGGCGTTCCCCGTACCAGAACCAGAGTTTTGCATCGGGTATAGCGTCATAGCAACGGTAGGTATGGGAATCCCGGACCCTGAAGTCCCCGCTATAGAAGATGAACCCTCAAACGTCAAGTCAGGCAGTATGCGCCACACGTACCCAAAGTTGTGTCCGTCCCCAATATCAAACTCGGATGATGAGATATAAGCTGCAAGCGCAGTTTGATTACCAAGGTCGTAGGCATCTACCCCGTCTTCATGTTGTACAAGTTCGTGGTTGTATGTTGCCGCAACAGGTAATGGCAACAAGCCTGAGTCTAACCAAGCCGTGCGCCCTAAGTTACCGTAGTACCAAACATTCTCCATGTAGTTGTACACCACATAACGATCACTAACTAAACTATCGTTAGAACAATAGAACCACCAGATTTCGTTAAACCCTTCGTTTGTACCTGCGTAAACTTGTTCTGTCTGTAACGTATTAAAATCACTAAATATATACCGGCGCAAATCGCAATTAAGCGTTTGTACCCGACCATCGTATTTGTAAAATTTATCAACGCCCATCCAGTACACCGCGCCGGAAGCAATCACAGCCGCGTTAGGACCAATAATAGATACGTTGTCCGCTAATAACTGCGCCGTCCAAACAAACGGGGGGCCTACATACTGGAACGAATACAAAGATGAATCTGTAAATATCACAATCTCTTGGCGCGATTGTATGGCGGTAATAATTTCAGAGCCGTGAGATAACTTCAAACTACCTGCTTGGTTTGTTATCGCGGGGGACCATGTATAAGGGTCTTCTTGGTCTGACCAACGAATTAGCATCGGGTCAAGGAAGCTGGTGCCGTAATCATTTGTACCAAACACCAATACAAACCGCGAAGCATCCGACACAAGAAGATAGTTTTGGAACAGCGGCGCATCATCATCGCCAGCATCGGCTAAGTCCACACCTCGTGAAGAAATAAATTGCAACCCTGACTGACTGCCAGACGTTGTAATTGGGGTGCCTTCAATAGTTGTGGCTACATTAAATGTACCCCCAGTTGTGTTCACCACGAAGTACACCTGCCCAACGGTTAAGCCTGTGGGTAACGCACCGGTAGAAGTAAAAGTAATTGTCGTGCCATCAGGAAATGAAAACCCAGCAGGTAGTGTAATTTGCCCCGGAGCAGCAATACTAATTGTGATTTGAATTGGTGAGTACCCTACGTTGGCGCTCCAATAGTAAATACCGCCGCCACGGGGGCCGTAAATTAAATCTTCCCCAAAGTTTTGTTGGCTCCACAATTGAAGCGCGGTAGAAGTAGTTTGCCCGTTGCCCCAAGTACCTGCCCCCCAAGGACCTGCGCCCCAACCAACTAGCGGCACTTGATACGCTGGCCCAGTATTTGTTTCGTATTGCGTAACGACCGTACCGCCGCCGGGAGAACCAGAAGCATCTGTGGCGTTAGCAGTTGCGCTAACCGTGACGGTGTAGTTGTCGTCGTCAACAAAGGTAATCTGAAATGTGCCGGTTAAAACACCTGCCGTAATGTTGCCACCAAGCCCAACAATGCCCGCACCGCTGTACGTAACAAAATCTCCGTCTGTACACCCATGCGCTACCTCGGATACCGCTATGACGGCTGAACCATTGGTAGCAGTAAATGGGTTTGTTAATGTAACAGTCTTACGAATTGGAGTGATGTCGTAATAATCGTTACCTTTTAAAATATAGAATTTTAAATTAGTGCCTACGCCAACCAAATTTTCAGCGGTTAAGGTAATCCAATTCCATAGCGAACGGCATACGCCTAAAAACGTATTACTAGAAAACGGAGTCCAACCGCCAATCTTCTCAGGGTTTCCTTGGCGGAACCGAATCTTGTCGCACTCATACCAGCCGCCCTCAGTGGTGTACCGCGTGTTCTCGCGGTTGACCCCGGGTTTAAAAAGATATTTTGCTAATGGCATTATTTACCCACTCAGGTACATTGCGCGTTCATCTTTACGGCGGGTTTCTAGCCCTTTTTGGACTACACCACCTGCCATTCTATATAGCAGAAAAGCATCACTAGCGCCATCAAAATCGCCACGGTTATGCTTAGTACGGATTGACGAACTCTGCAATCGGCCTAGTCCGGCATTAAATGCAAAACTGACAAGGCTGTTATACCGCCCTTGAGTAAGCCCATTAGGGCAAAGACGTAGAACGCCTCGCTCAAACCGGCGGAGATCATACGCAAGAATCTCATCCACTTCGGCATTTGTTAGCCCCCTGTCCCACTCTGCTGGACACTTTAATAAGCCCGCAGCTTTAGCTTCTTTGCGTTGGGTAAGCGTCATTTTCATATGTTCTGTTGGCGCTATCAGATGCCCCACCCCTGTCGTCCACAACAGCACACTATCCAAGTAAGGCTTCTTCCTTACCCCCTCGTGGTACTTGAGTTCATGCAGGGCGGTGAAGTTCATTTTTTGCTAAAGGCTTGTGTCCCGAACCAAAAACTCACAACGGATGCCCAGATGATCTGCGTATCGTCATCCCAAACCGCTTCAATCATGACGTTAAACGGCACGTTAGTAGTCCACGCATACCAGACGCCAGCAATATCAATGATTACAAGTAAGAAGAAAAGGCCGTAGGTAATGGTAGGGCGTACCATAGCGCGGAGGTTAATTACCCACTGGGATGCGCCTTTGCCAATCTCGATGTCGTGAGCGTAGAGGGCTTGCCGCTCGGAGGCTTGAGCCTGAATACTGATCTGCTCGGTACGAATTTCCTCAATATGCTCCTGCGCTTGGAACCCAGCCTTCTGCATCTCAAGTTGAGATTGCACCTGAATCTGAGCCAAGGCTAACTCGTGCTTCTTATCTTGCTTATCTTGGAAGAAACCCAGTAACTTTGGTAACCCGCCAGACAAGAAAGAAATCAGCGTTGTAAATAGCGTCATCATAAATTATCCACCAAAGGCAACTACCGCCATAGGTGCGCCAGAAAAGGAGCCGTCTACAACCAATACGCCGCCGCCCACACCAAAAGATGCGCCAATAAATGCCAACAGTATCCCGCTCATTTAGAACCCCACTGATATAACTACAATATTGTCGTCAATAAAAATAGCATTAGCCAATGATCTAGGAGGAAACTCTATAAATGATCTTTTCTTTGCGCGAGAAGAACGATAAGAATTTTCCACCAGCGAATGAATAGAAATAAATTCATCCGTGTTATTAAAGATAATTAAAGCATCACCCTTTGAAAAGGTGTTGCTGGGAAGGGTAACTACCCCTCCCCGATCTACCCTAACGATTTTTCCAGCATCCGTTTTGGATAGCGTGTAACTCATGGCTTAGGATACTTTGCCTTAACCGCCGCAATCTTAGCCGCCATTTCTGCCATAGCATCAGCGCCCTTCCACATTGCGTCTAACTGATCCGCAAGCGCAGGATACTCGGCACGGCGGCTGGCATAGTAGTCAGGATTGTCAGCACGTACTACCTCAGACTTATCAATAGCGACAGTCTCCGTACCGTTGATACCTTCAATCTCGCGTGTCTTGGGTGTCAGAGCAGCCCAAGCAGCTTCTTTAGCATCAATCTCAGCCTTAACACGCCCCTCTGATGCGGCAATGTAAGTAGCCAGATCAGCGTCAGGTGG